ACGTGGATGGGGTGGAAAGCCGCGGTCGCGAGGGAGCTGGGGGCTCACCGCGCGACCGCGGCGGTATGGGGGTTAGCGCCGGGTGCGCTGCTGGCGGGCGAAGGCGGCGCGGGATTCCGCTGCGGACTCGTAGTCGCGGCGGCAAGCGGCGATCGTGGCCGGCTCTTCGACGATGCTGCTCGGCTTGGGGGCCTTGCAGTCGGCGGTGCGCGGAGCCTTGGATCCGAGCACGGCGATCACGCGGCTTTCGCGAGAGCGGGAGCGGTGCGGCGGGCCTGGCCGCCACGAACCCGGCGGAGCGCCTCGTCGATGTCCGGGTCGGAGTCGACCGGGGCGAGCTTTGCCGTGATCTCGGCGAGCTCGGTCTTGGCCTGCGTCAGGCGGTCGAAGTCGGCCGGCGTCATCTCGCGGGCGTCCATCGCGGACAGCTGGGCGATGGTGTCCCGGCAGATCCTGGAGCGAACCGCGGCGCGGTCGGTGCTGGCGTTGCGGGCCGGGCGGATGTAGGACGCGGCCTGGTGCGCGGCGACGTCGGCCGGCGACATGGTGATCGGCGCGACGGGGGCGCCGGTAAGCTGTACGGCATCCATCAGGGGTCCTCTCAAAGATCCTGGTGGTGAGGGCCGGCCTGCGATGTAGGAGTCGCGGTGTCCGGCCCGTTTGCTGTTGTGGGGCGCGCCTCGACGGACAAGTCCGGTAGGAGTGAGCCGCGCTTTCAAGCTCTGATTTGAAAGGTAGAGGGTCCACGGCCAGTCGTCAAGCGCAGGCTTGAAGAGAGTCGGAATCGCCCCTACTCTCATGGCATGGCCAACTCCCTCGACACCGCAGTCGCACACGTCGTCGAATCTCTCGATGTCCTCGACACGATCAGCGATCCCATCGAGCGGTACCAGGCCAGTCGCAAGACCGCGACCGCCATCGACGGCCGACTTCGCGTTGTCCGCCAGGGCGTTGCCCTCGAACTGAAGGCGAACGGCAAGACGTGGCGCGAGATCGGCGAGATCATGGACGGCGTCACCGCGCAGCGAGCCGAGCAGATCTCCAAGGGGAAGTGACCGGGTGCCGTCCATGCCTTCGAGTCAACGCCCAGGCGGCTTAAGGGCCAATGAGCCGCTGATGCAGTGGCGGTGCAGCCGATGCACCGCCAGTGCAGTTCCAGTGCAGCTGTGATGCAACACGCCGCCGAACGGACCGTGAGGGGCTGAGAGTGGACGTCGTCGATCAGTGGACGGGCCGGCTTGCCTGCGTGTTGCAGGAGGCCCTTCGGATGTCGAATGAGGCGTTCGCGAATCGGATCGGCGCATCTCCGCGCACGGTGGCCGGCTGGCACGCAACGCCCGACATCGTGCCCCGTGTCGAGATGCAGGCGGCACTGGACACGATCTACGAGAAGGCGGGTGAGATGGTGCAGCGCAGGTTCAGCCTCCTGTCCCGCCCGCCCGAGGAGCGTGTCCAGGCGCAGGCCCTTCGTGTCGCCATCGCCGTCGTGACCCGCGCCGATGACGTCCTGCTCGTATGCCGCCGTGGGGACGCCGCCCTGTCCTGGCAGTTCCCGGCCGGGATGGTCAAGCCGGGCGGCAGCGTCGAGTCCGTCGCGATCCAAGAGACTCACGCCGAGACCGGTGTGCACTGCGCAGTCGACAAGCAGCTCGGCTCCCGAGTCCACCCGCAGACAGGCGTGTTGGCGTCTTACGTGCTTTGCACCTACCTGGCTGGCGAGGCCGCGAACCTGGACTCCGTCGAGAATCTGGACGTCGCTTGGGTCCCCCGCAGCAGCCTCACCCGCTTCATTCCCGCCGACCGCATATATCCGCCCGTCTTGAATGCCTTGGAGGCAGCATGAGCGACACCGAGACCAAGCCCGGCATCTCTGCCGCGATCATCGTCCAGGGCGGGCAGGTGCTGATGGTGCGGCGCCGCGTGAAGGAGGGCGAGCTGATGTGGCAGTTCCCCGCGGGCGCGATCGAGGCCGGCGAGAGCGCCGAGGATGCGGCCGTGCGCGAGACCGAGGAGGAGACGGGCCTCACGGTGAAGGCAATCCGCCTGCTCGGTGAGCGCGTTCACCCGAAGACGAGCCGTCTCATGAGCTACACCGCCTGCGAGGCCCTGTCCGGCGAAGCGCACGTCGCCGACGCCGAAGAGCTGGACGCGGTGGCCTGGGTCGCCCATGCGTCGATCAGCGAGTACGTGCCCTACGGCCTGTTCGAGCCGGTGCAGGCCTACCTCGATGAGGTTCTGCCGCACTGAGGCCAACTCCTGAGCAGCCATGGTCGATTTCAGGTCAACACGTAGGAGCTGGCGTGAGCGTGTCTGGCAACGTTCCTCGCGAGAGACCGAGGTTTCCCATAGGAAACTCCCGAGGTCAGATACTCCCTCCGAAGGGAAAAACTCCCTGCCGACCTGCGACTTTGCAATATCACAATTGTCGATCGCGGAGGAAACCCGGTAGCCGGATTCAGACCGAGGCGCCCTGCGTTCCCCTTGGCCCGATTTAGTGTTCATGTACTGCCTGGCTTCGCAAGTCGGTTCGGCGAGACCTGGGGTGCAGTTGCCCTGGAACGCAAAACGGCCGGGCGCTGTCACGCCCGGCCGGTTCAACCAGCGGTTGCAGCCGCTGATCGGTGATCCATCCACCCCGCTAGGAGAGGAAGTCTCGTGACTACGTTACTGCCTGGGCCCGCGCCCGTCGCTCCACAAATTGCCGCCGTGGCGCATCCGACACGGTGCCCGGCTTGGTGCAGGCACCGTTCGCGTCCGCTGGATCACGACTTTGGCCCGGCGGTGACCGCCCACTGGTCGCCCGAGTATCAGCTGGCCGGCCCCCGCCCGGAGCCGAAAGGGCTGCCGATCCTGATGCGCGCCGAGCTGTCACGTTTGGATGAGGGCGCAGACACGGACGAGGTGGTCTTGTACGTCCAGGGCGAGACGTCGGTCGACCTCAAGGCCACCGAGGCGGACCTCTTCATCGCGCAGGCCCAGGCGTGGGTGGACACGCTGCGGGTGCTGCGACGGCAGATGGCGTAGCCCTCGCCGAACGCTCGAATGCGGCCCCCGCCCGGTTGGGTGGGGGCCGCTTCGTCGTGTACCGCTATGCCGCGACCTGGTGTCCCGCGAAGGGCAGATCGAAGAGCTCACGGTGGCTGTACTGCTCGCCGCAACCGCGGCACTGCTCTCCGGGGGTGTCGAGGGAGACCCTGAGGATGTGGCCGCACGGGCAGGCGACGGGAACCTTCCGCGGCGCCTTCTCTCCGGTGACGACCCGCCGGGCCTGGCCGACGATCTGCCTCAGCTCGTCGCCGAGTTCTTTTATCGCCGGGTGCTCGTCGCAGAGCATGACCAGGTTGTTCAGGAGGAGCTCGGCGTACCCGTCGACGGCAGCCTCGACCGAGCCGTACTCGGCGAGCGTCCACCCTTCCCGGTCGCAGAGATCGGCTGCCCAGGTGGCGAGGACGCCCTCGATACCCCCGCGGGATCGCAAATCGAGTGCGTCGATGTTGCACGGGAGCGGCGCGGTGCGGGTGCCGGAGCGTCCGCCACCGCCGCGCCGTCCGGGGATGAGCGCGTCGCCCAACTGCCGGTACAGGCCGGGAAGGGCGAGGAGGTTCTGGCGGACGCGTTCGGCGCAGCCTTCGTGGACGCGGGGTACGGACGGGCGTGCACAGAGTTCACAGGGCCAGGACTTCGGGGCGTCGATCACGGCGGCGGCTCCTTGCGGGCATGCGGTGGGACTGGGTGGGATGGCCGACCGGGTGGGGTCCGGCCGACCGGTGAGGCGGTGGGTCAGGTGGTGGGCTGCTGCTCGGGGTGGAGTCGGGCCACGTGCTCGACGAACTGGCTGCGCGGGATCATCTGGTGGTCGCCGCAGAACGGGCAGGGCTGCCGTACCTCGATGCCAGCGAGCGGGCTGGTGGTGGGCTGCTGCGGCTGGTCGGCCTGTCCCGCCTCAATGTCGCGGGCTCGGCGGCGCAGCCATGCGGCCCCGAGGGCGCCGATGTGCTTGGCCATCGGGTCACCGAACGCGGCAGCCAGCCCGTCAGCGGCCTCCCGCAGCACGGCGGCCTGCCCTGCGCGCTGCTCGGCGTTCCGCAGGCTTTCAGCGGTGCGGCAGGCGGCTTGCTGCACGCGGCGCAGGTCGTCCTCGGTGTCCTCCAGCCTCCGGACGAGGTCACGGAGTCCGGTGGTGAACTGGTCGGCCTCGGCGGGGAGGAGCGCGCCGCGTCGGGCGCGGTCGATGAGGTGGTTCAGACGGACCTCGGCAATGTCCGAGGCGATGCGGTCGGTCACTTCTTCCTCCGTCGTGCTGCTCGTCGTGTGACCCGGTTGGGCTGGGGTGTGGGTGCGTCATCGGGTATGACCCGCTCACCGACGCTGCGGAGTTCGGTGTTCCACCGGGCCCCGGGGCGGGCGGCTCGCTCGCCACGGGGGCTGCTCGAAGGCGCGGCCATCAGGCGTCCTTCCGCTTGCGGTCGGGCTTGATCCGCCCGCTGGTGGTGAGGTGGCCGTCGGCGTCGGCGAGCATCCGGGCGGCTCGTTCGAGGACGGCTTCGGGGCGCTCGCCTCGGTAGCAGCGGCGGAGGATCTCGGCGGTCCGCGGGGTGGTGGTCAGGCGCATCGGGCGGGGGGGCGGGGTGGTCATCAGAACCTCCACCAGCCGTCGTAGCCGGCCGGAACGTTCGGGTAGTTGGCGAGCATCGGCCGCAGCAGCGCGAGGTGCTCCTCGATGACGTCGGGCTTCTGTGCGCCCCAGTAGTGCTCGCCGTCCCAGCGGCCGTTGCAGTCCCCGCCGTACCGGCCGTCGTCGTGCCGGGCGAGGAACTCGGCGGCGTCCTTCGGGGCAGCGTCCTGGAGGTCGCGGAGGGTGCCGATGCAGGCGACGGTCACGCCTTGACGACGCCGGAACCAGACCGCGTTGACCATGGCCCAGTGGCAGCCGGATTGGGACGGGTCGCCGACGCGCAGGCTGTCCAGGTCGATGGCATAGGGGCGGTGGGAGATCAGGAAACGGTCCTCGCGGATCATCGGTCCGTCCCCTCGACGGTGAAGCTGATGACGATCGCCTCGTCGGTGACCTTGAACCGGAGCGCGTCGTCGCGCAGCGGCTGCTCGGCGGGGAGGTTGTGCTGCTCCCGGTAGGCGAGTTCGGCAACCGCCCACGCCTTGCCGACCTCGGCGGCCGGTGCGCCCCACGGTTCGGCGGCGGGGACGACCCACTCGCGGCGGATGCTGGTGATCGTGCGGGCCGTGAACGTGGCCATGTGGATCCCCTTCGGGGTGTGTGGTGAAGTGGTCCGGCGCCCGCCCGGCTACGACCCGGACGGGCGTCCGGCATGTCACGGGGTGGGCGATGCAGTGCTGCCGCAGTCGGGGGCGCACAGCTCGTGTTCGCCCTCCGCATGGGCCATCAGCCGCTCGTGCGTGGAGCACGGCTCACCGCCCGGCTCGCAGGCCACGAAGTCGCAGGGAGTTGCCGCATATTCCGCCTCGTTCGCTTTGCGGAGGAACGTCTCCATCAGCGTGAAAGCGGCACCGGCGTGCTCGTTCTGGGCGCGGCCCGTGTACGCGGCACCCGCTTCGTCGCACTCGTCGGCAACCTCGCGGAGGATCGCGACCCGGTCGACGGGCGCGGGCAGCACGGCTACCACTGCGGCGGCGAGCTTGTCGTAGTGCCGCTGCGTGGCCTCGGACATGTCGCGCAGACCGAAACCCTCCGCGTACTTCCAGCCGTCCTTCTCCGCCAGCAGGACAGCGATCCGGTCGTGCAGCGCGGCCGGGCCGACGGAAGCGGGCTGCTGTCCGGCGGTCCCGAGGACCTGCCGGGCCACCGCAGCGGCGACAGCCGCGATGTTGCGCGGGTCGTCGATGGTCACGGCGACCTCCGGGTGCCGGTCGCACTGCTCGTACACGGCGGCAGCGATGGCTTCCATGAGCGGGTCGCCGTCGATCCAGACTGGGGCGGGCGTGGCGTCGGGACGGGCGTGGCCAAGGCGGTCGCGAATCTCCCGCATCGTCATGGCCGGGCGGGCGGTCGGGTCGGTCATCGGGGTTCTCCTTGCTCGGGGTGTGGTTGGCTGTCCGGGCCGCTCGCCCCTGCTTTCCTCAGGGGCGAGCGGTACCGGGGTCACGAGGTGGGGGCGTCGAGGGCGAGCTGTCCCGCGGCCTCAATGGCTGCTCGGCGGGTGGCCGCCGCGGTCTCACGGTGGTGGTCGCGGTCGTAATGCAGGTGGCAGCCCTGGCACATGGCCCGCAGGTTCGCCGGGGCACAGTTCTCTGGCGTGTGGTCGAGGTGCGCAACGGTGAGCACGACCTTCGAACCGGTGCCGTAGGCCTGGCCGCCGTTGAGGTTCGGGCAGCGACCGGCGTGGGTGCCGCGGCCACACTCGCCGAGGCATTCACAGCGTCCGGCTGCGCGGCCGGTGCGGATAGAGACGCTGATCTGTGGCCAGTTCTTCGGGTAGCGGGCGCGGTTCTCGGGGCGGATCGGCATCGGTTCCTCCGGTGGTGGTTGGATGGGCCGGGGCCGCCCCTGTTACGAGCAGGGGCGGCCTTGCTGCGGATCACGAGGTGGGGGTGGCGTTCGGCTTGGGGGTGTGGTCGACGAACTCCTCCAGCGGGAGAGGCGAGTTCGCGACCTTCAGCAGCCAGTCGGCGTGGCACGGCTGGTCGAGCGGGCACCAGCACATGAGGTCCTTGCCGGCCAGGCGTTCGCGGATCGAGCGCAGGTACTCGATGTCGAACGTGTGGGCGTTGATGAAGCTGGCGATCGCCTGCTCGCGGGTGAGCGGCGGGTGTGGGCGCTTGTCGTACCAGCCGCCGGGCAGAACGGTGTGGCCAGTCGAGCCGATCTTCCACGAGTTGCCCCACCCGGAGCCGCGGCCGACGAATAGGGCTCCTTCGGGCTTGCGCCATCCCTTGGTGCGCTTGCGCTGGATACGGACGGGTCGTTCGGTCATCAGAGACTCCAGAGGGTTGGTTGCATGGGGCGTAGGGCGATCTCGGTCCGTCCGGGGATCTGTACGTCGGCATCGGGCGGCCCCGTGCGGGTGGCTGTACGCCCGCGTGACGGCCTCGGAGGGGTGTCCGCGTCGCCCGAGCCGTCGGCGGGGGTCACGCGGCCGGAGACGGGCGCGGAGGCGGTCGTGGCGGAGTCGGCATCCAACGTGCACGTCACGCGGCCTCCTTGAGCGCGGCCAGGAGCGCCTGCCTGTTCGCCGCGGCCTGCGCCGGAGAGGTCTGCACCCGGGGCTTGTCGCCCAACACCCGTCCGGTCGGCAGCGCTTCGGCGTACAGCCGCCCCAGCTGATCCGCAGCCGGGAGGCGAAGCGCCTGCCGGGCGCGGGCCACGGTGGCGGGGTCGCAGCCGAGGCGGTGAGCGATGGAGGCGTTGGTGTGGCCCTCACGGATGAGGCCAGCGATGTCGGCTCGAACCTTCATGCGGCGGTCTCCTCGGCTTCCTGGTAGCGGCAGTTGTGGACGGTGTCGTTGAGCGGGATGCCGTTGGTGTGGCAGCGGGTGGTCGGCTCGACCTGGCAGGTGGGGCAGCACGCCACGGTGCGGGCCCAGGCAGCCATGCGGGCCGGGTGCGGTTGCGGCATGACCCGCCCGTTGCTGCGGACCACGCACGCGGTGCCAGGCATCGCCCGGCAGTGCGGGCAGGCCACGCCGCGGGCCGGGTGTGCGTTGCGGCGGCGGAGAGAGGCCGGCATCTGCGCCGGAACGCGGCGGGTCACGACGCCTCCTCGACGATCTCCGCGTCCGGGATGTTCTCCTCGGCCGCGAAACGCGCCAGGGCCTGGGCGGACGCCTCACGGATCCGCTGCTCCTCTGCGGCCCGCTGCTCCACGGTCAGCTGCTGCTCGCCGGATGCTTCTCGGATACGAGCCGAGTGCGGCTTGCGCAGCGGCTTGCCCAGCGCGCTCTTGCCGGTGCCCTTGCCGTTCCTGCACGGGAGGCCGAGGCCGGCCCCGCATGCCGGGCACTCGACGCCGAGCGGCCCGGCTCGGCGGACGGTGTCCACGAGCGACTCCTCATCGGAGTCTGGAACTTCGCGGTTGCCTTCCCAGCCGCGCGCTTCGAGCTCCTGCATGAACTGCTTCGAGGGGCCGCCTGTGAGTGCCAGGTGCCCACTGGGACCAGCGACCTGCCCAGAGGCGATGGCCTGCACCTGGCCGCGAAAGCGGGCGAGGTACTCACCGACGGTCTCGTCAGCTATCGGCTGGTACTGAAAGTTCTCCAACCGGGCGTTGCGGATCTTGGTCCGGAGGGTTGTCACGTTGTGGGGCTGGATCCACAGCTTCGTGTCGGGGTCCTTCGGCGGGGTGCTGTAGAACGCGGCGACTGCGGCCTTCGCGTCAGCATCAAGGGGCACGTTGTGGAGCGCGGCGGCCCAAGCGGCTGCAGCAGCGGCGGACGGCTTGCGGTTGTCGAAGGCTGCACAGTGGCCGAGCAGCTCGGCAGCTTCTCTCTGGTTCATGCGGAGTCCTCCGTGTCGAGGTCGGCGGCCAGGGCGGCCCAGCCGGCGACGGTGGCGTCGGTGCCGGTGAGGGTCTGGCCGGAGGGGAGCTGGACGACGTTGCTGGCGAACCGCTGCTGGCGGTCGGCGGCCTTCTTCGCGTCGTCGCGGATCCACTTCTGCCAGGCGTCGGGCCAGGACTTGCGGCGAGCGCCGGTGGATCGGTAGTGGCTGACGAACTGAGCGGTGGCGTGCTCGATGTCGAAGCCGGGGTAGGTCGCGGCCACCCAGCGGCGCATCGTGTCGGTGATCGAGAAGCCATCAACGTCGATCGGTGCGAGGCCGACAGGCCGTGAGACCTCGATCGCCGACCCCGCTTCGCTTTGATCGCCAGGCACGCCCCCCACCTCTTGTACGGGGCTGGGGTCAGGGGCAGGGGTAGGGGCAGGGGCAGGGGCCGCGCGCACGTGCGGGCCTGCGTGCGCACGCGTAGAGGCTTTCGGACCCCGTTCGGCAGGGGTATCGGAGGGGGTTCCCGAAGGGGTATCGGAGGGGGTTACGGAACCCCTTCCCGACGGGTCGGGCGTGGGGGTGCCGAAGGCCCGGCGAAGGGTCTCGATGTGGTCCCGAACCTGCTGCCGGATCGAGGGGCCCTCACCGCCGGTTCGGAGCTTCGCCGGGTCGTCGCTCAGGTCATCCAGCGGGATGCGGGCCATCTCGTCGAGGAGCGCCTGCTGGAGCCTCTTCGAGGAGATCTCCAGGGCGCCGGACACCATGGCGCCCATGACCTTCGGCATGCGCCAGACACCGTCGTTGCGGACGAACGACCGGATGAGGAGCTCCTCCGTGTCGTCATCGACGACGACGAAGCGGGTCTCCTCCAGCGTGCCGATGCGCTTCTCCAGCTCGGCCACGGTGAGACCGCGGGACTTGCGCGCCCACCGGCGGAGGGTCAGGTCGAGCAGGCCGGCGTGGTTGAGGTTCGGCTGCGAGATGAGGAACAGGTAGAGGCGCTGTTCCCTCTCGTCGAGCGCGAGGAAGTCGGCGTCCTCCCAAATGCTGGTGAGGATCCGGCCGTGGCCACGAGCCATGGGGTGTCTTCTTTCAAGCGGGACGGATAGGTGAGTCAGCGACTGAACTGCGCTTCGGCGCAGGTCTTGTGCGAGGGGCGACCGGCGTCGTCGCGCAGGCGCGTGAGACGGCCGCAATGGCGACACGGCTGGTCGAAGAGCGACCAGTGGGATCGGTCGCTCCAGTCGAAGCAAGGTCCGTGATTGATCTCGATGCGCGGTCGCGCCCGACACGTTGGGTCACGGTCCGAGGAGCCGGTGGCCGGCTTGCGCGGGGCAGGGCCGGAAGGGCGGACGGAGCGGCCGATGGTGTCCTCGTAGCGCTCGAGCTCGAGGGCGTTGGTCCAGAAGTGGAAAGTCGTCCGGAACTCTTTGACTCCGGCCTGGACGACCTCGCCGGCGGCTACGCCGCGCACGAAGTCGTCGTAGGAGATCTGCCGCGGCGAGGAGACCGGGTGCCACTTGCCGCACTTGCCGGTCTTCTTGGTCAGGCAGGGGCGGGCGCGCCGCTCATCGCACTTCTCCATGTCCAGGTGGCGGTATCCGCCGCGGACTTGGAGGTGTGCGCCGTCTCGAATTGCTCGAGGGGGCAGGTGGTTGTCGGTTCGGGTCCAGGCGACTTCGTTCCGGTTGAACATCTGCGTGTCGTCGGTGTGCCAGGCCGCGAGGATGCCGTGGTCGCTCGAGGCTTTGTTGCGGCGCCTAATGGTGCCCTCGGGCTCGAACGAGCGCTGGACCTCGAAGCCGGTCGGCATGTCGGTAGCGCCATAGATCAGGACGTCGCTTCGGACCTTGCCGTCCGGGGTGCGCACTTCCGCCTCGGCTCGGTGCCCTGCCTCGGTGGCGACGCGGATCGTGCGCTCCTTGTACGCCTGGTGCTCGGGGCTTTCGTTGGAGGCGTGGCGCCGCTCGGCGGTCTTGGCTTCGTGCGCGGCAACGCGCAGACCCTGGCGCTCGTAGACGTGCATCCATTCGACGTAGCCGAGCGTGCGGCAGATGCCGCCGCACTGCAGCTGGCGCCGAGAGATCGGGGTGCGACGGTCGGAGAGAAGGAGCTCCCACAGCTCAGGCAGCTCGGGCCGACCCAGGTCGGCCTTGGTGATGTCGAGATCACCGAGCTCGCTGTGCCAGAGCTTGTCGTTCGTCACGAACTACTCCTCTCGTACTGGAACTCTTGTGGCCACAAACCTAGCGGTCTTTGTGGCCACAAAGCAAGCGTGTTCGTAGAGAGAGTTGTGGCCACAAAGCGTGGCGATGCGTCTTGCCGCCTGTGGCCACGACCGGATACCCTCCGGACATGACGTCCGAGACCGAAGCCAGCTACGACGCCCAGCGGAAGTTCCGCGCGCCCGACGACGAGTGGTTGCCGTTCGAGTCCGCCACCCGGGCGCAACACCCCGAGGGCCGCAGCCCCCGTGCTCGCGTCCTTCGGGAGTTCATCCGCTGGTACCTGCGGCGACCTGGCGCCAAGCTGCCCGTCCGCCCGCCGGCTGGTCCGTGGTCCGAGCCCGCCGCGAAGTCCGACTGACGTCACGCCCCCTCCCCTCTGCCCCGCGGTGTCGCCGCGGGGCGTTGTTGTGTGCGGTCAGGCGGCCTGGCTGCCGGGTGCGTGGTTCACACAGCGCCAGCCGCAGGCGAAGAAGCGGGCCGACTTTCCGCACGGAGTGCGGCCTGCGCTGCACCGGTACGGGATGGGTTTGCGGAGCGCCGGGGGCTTCGGGCGACCGGCGGCCGGGCCGCGGTCCAGGTCGGTGTTCATGCCGCCGCCTCGGCGGGGTAGCGCTTCCCCATGTCACGGATGAGGTCGTGGACGTAGGTGTCGTCCATGCCGAGGCGGGTCGCGATCTCCTTCTCGGAGACTCCGAAGCTGGCGAGGTGCACGATCTCCGCGCGGCGCAGGGCTGCGAGCTTGGTGCGGGGGATCTCGTCGCTGACTGCGGGCACGAAGTTTGGGTCGTCGAAGTCGCCTTCGTCCCAGTAGGCGGTGCCCACCCACCCCTTCTTCGCGGCCAGCGTGCGGGTCCGCCCCACGATGTGGGGCGCGATGCCTTCGCCTTCGGGGGTGAGTCCTGCCAGCTGGGCGCAGAGGCGGCGGGTGTAGTCGGCCACCCAGAGGCGGACCTGCGTGTCGAGCTCGGAGTTCTGCAGGTAGACGATGAACTGCTTATGCTTGCCCACTCGGTGCGCAAGTTCGGCAGCCGTCCATCCGTCTGCGGCGAGGGCCCTCAAGCGGCGGATGGTGCCGAGGCCGGGAACGCTCGCGCCGCACCCTGACGCGCCTTCCTTCAGCGGGGCGACGGAAAGGACGCGGCGCTCGGTGTCGCGGTGGATCTGGCCTTCACCGCGAAGGATTCGGTACAGGACGTCGTCGACGATGTTCGCTGCGGCTTGGATGTCCTGGTCGGACATGCCGACGGCGCGGAGGCGGTGGATGTGTTTAGCCGCCCGGGTCGGACTGATGAGGGCGCCTCGGCCTGTGCTGCGGAGGTATCGGTTGCGGCGGACTTCGGCGGTGGTCCCTTCTACACAAAGGTCGCAGCGGCAGCCGCGGCGGTAGCGCTTCGGGTCACCGTGATCGAACGCATCGGCGGGAATCGGGCGGCGGCTCATCACTCCCCCTTGACGGGCAGTTGGTCGACGTGGGCGGCGTAGGTGTCGAAGCGGGCGGCGAGCTCGGCCCGGACGGCGGCGCGCTCCTCTTCGGGGATGAGGTGGCGGGTGATCCACAGCCGGTGGACGACGAAGAGGACGTTCAGGGCGAGGACGCCGGCGAGGATCCACAGCAGGGCGCTCATGCCGCCCTCCGCTGCTGGGTGCGGGCTGTGCGCTCGGCGGCTATGGCCCAGCCGCGGCCGGTGAGCCGCCAGACCGCGATGCGATGCGCGTGGGTGTTGACCTGGGTGGACGGGACCATCCGGTCGGTGTGCTCGATGACGCCGCCGGCGCGGAGGGCGTTGATGGCGACACCGAGGAAGCCGTGACCGAGGTCTGGGAGGACGTCGCGCAGGTCGTTGCACGAGAACTCGGGCTTCTGCTGACCGAAGGTGAGAACGGCCTGCATGACGAGGAACTGGGACCACTCGGACTGGTCGGCGATGTTGGTGAGGAGTACGTCCTTCTCGGCGGAGGCGAGTTGTTCAGCGACGGTGAGACGGCGGGCCATGTGGCGCTCCTTTCGGGGTATCTCTGACGCCTGAGTTATGGGGTGGAGGCGACGAAATGTGACGGTCGACCTTCGTGGCTGTGGTGCACTGGGTTTGCGGGCCGCCCTGTTTCGGGCAGGGCGGCCCGACCGCGGGATGGGTTACGAGGTGATGGCGGCGGGCGCCTGCTCGAGGTACTCGGGCGGCACGTCGATGACGTTGGGATCAAGGTCCGTGCGGACGGTCCCGTCGTGCGCCAGCGCCCGCGAGAGTTCAGCGCTCTTGGGCAGGGCCTTGAAGTGATTCCGCAGGACGGTCTTCTTGGCCATCTCGTCGTAGTTGTCTCGCCATGCCGGACTGTTCTTGGAGGGCATCTTCTGGCGCCTCTCCTCGACCTCCGCCGGGTACATGACCTTGAAGGTCCGCCCGCCGTTGATCAGTCGAGCGACGGAGTAGTAGGCCACCGCGCGACCGCGCGGCCCCGTCTTGCAGGGGCGGTGAACGAGCTTCTCCTCGAGGCCTTCCTCGTGCTCGAAGTAGTCGTTCTCACGGACGGTCTCGACCTTCACCGACGACGCCATGGGGTGCTGGTAGAAGAGCGTGACCATGCCCTGGTAACCAAGCTGGAACTCGGCCTGCCCCTTGCGCGGGATGATGTACGCCTCCTGCGTCGGGGAGCCGGGCTCGAAGCCCAGCTGCGAGCAGGTCATCAGTGCGCCGAGGAAGGACTCGGTCGTGCAGTTGGCGAGGTCGGGGTTCTTGCGGATCAGCGTCAACGCGATGCGGGCGATGCGGTCCGCGTCCATGTGCTTGGGCAGGGCGCGGGCGATCTCCGGCTTCATCCGTTCGATCTGCTGGGCCATGGTCGGCTTCTGCTGCTCGCCGGCCTGCTCGACCTGGCCGACGTTCTCGGCGCGGCGGGCGACGGCGGTGCGGGCGTTGCTCACAGGTTCTCCAAGTGGACGTTAAGGACACGGGTGTCGTCGCCGCGGTACAGCTCGGCGTCGATGTCGGGGTCGGCGGCCAGCGCCGCGGACTTCCAGCTGATCTGGCCCTTGCGGCGGCGCCAGGAGTAGGCGAGTTCGCCGCGGATGTGGACGTCGGTGGCGTCTCCGGCGATGTCCTTGAGGTGGTTCTCCGCCTCGGTGATCGCAGCCTCAGCAGCCGACGCCTGCTCCTTGGCGGTGGCCCGGATACTCAGCCACTTCTCGACCTCGATCGCGTCGGCGACGACGACCTTGTCGGTGGGGTTGGCGTGGATCCGGTCGAGCAGCTGACCGGTGGCCTGGCTGGCGTCGATCGGGGGCCTGATGCCGTCCTGGACCCAGCCCCAGAACTCGGTGGAGATGCGGACCAGGTCGTCGATAAGTTCCTGGTCGCGCTCGATGCGGTGGACGATGGTGCGCTGCCCTCCGATGAGTGCGGCGCTGTACGCGAACGACCAGCCCGTCACCGCGAGTTGCCACTGGATCTGGATCTGCACGTCGATCGGGGTCTCGTCGAGCCAGTCGGGCAGTGCGTAGCTCGAGCGGGTCTTCAACTCGAGGGCGCCCATCTCGTCGTTCTCGATCGTGGCCCGGTCGAGGTTGACGAGCATGTGCGGGAGAGTCGGGTGGCGCAGCGTGCCGGGGTTGCTGATGGCCGGCAGGCCCGTCATTTTCGAGAACCGTCGGGCGACGACGGGCTCGAGTTCGTGGCCCATCTCGGCCGCCTCGGACAGCACGGCGTCGTTACGCGGGGGCAGGGTCTCGCCGCGCTTCTTCATCCACACCTCGATCGGGGAGGTGTAGGGGTTGAGGCCGCAGATGGACGGGATGTCGCTGCCGCCGAGCCCGGTCTTGCGGATGGCGTGCCATACGTCGGCCGGCGCGTCCGGGCCGAGGACGACCGTGGCGCCAGAGGGGAAGGTGAGCGTCACGCCGCACCCACGATCTTCTGCAGGCGGGCGATGCCGTCCATGTCGTTCTTCGCGGTGAGCATTGTGCCGACGAGCTCGGGGAAGCCGAGACGGAGCCGCTCGACGTTGACCATGTCGGCAGCGTCGATGGCTTCCATGAGGCGCTGCGTGCCGTTGCCGGGCTGCATGCCTCCGTCGGCGCCGTAGTGCCAAAGCACGTGGCGGGCGGTGTCCTCGGTGATGACGGGCGTTGCAGTGCTCATGCGGTTCTCCTGGTGGTGTGGGGTGCCGCGGGCCGCCGTGGGGGTTCGGCGGCCCGCGGCGGGCAGACGGAGCGGGGAGCTCGGACGCCTGCCGGTCAGGTGGGTCAGGCGGTCGGTGCTGCCTCGGCGGCCCGCTTGGCGGCGAGCTTCGCGAGGCGGGCCTCGTAGTCGTCGCGCCAGGCCTGCGGGTCATGGCCGGCCGCGGCCGCCTCGTCCCACGCCCACTCGCCGATCTCGCCCGCCTCCAGCTGCTCGGCGAGGTCGCGGACCGTCGCCTCGGCAAGGTCCGGGTCGGCCTTTTTCAGCGCCTGCAGGATTCGGTACGCGGACCAGGCGTAACTGCCGGCCTCGACCCAGGCGATGAAGGCCGCGCGGCCCTTCTCGGTGTCCATGTCGGCGTTGAACATCTCGGACGTGGATCGCAGGGTCTGCCGGAGCATGGTCTCCGCCATCTCCGCCACGGCTCCCGGCTGCGGAAGCGGGGCGAGAGCCTCAGCGGGCTCGCTCTTCTGTCCGAGAGTTCCGGACCAGTCGCTCAGTACTGCGGCGCGGCCCTTGTCGTCGCCGTAGCGTGCGGGCATCTGCAGACCGAGGAAGTCCTCGCCGACGAGCAGGAGCGGCTTCTCGGGCGCGGTATGCCAGACGCGAAGGTGGGTGTCGGCGCGCTTCCAGCGGGCAAGCATCTTGGTGTCGAGGCCGACCAGGTCGCCGGAGGTGGAGGCGTCCTGCAGTGCGTCGCGGAACAGGCTCTGCCACTTCGGGAAGATCGGGTCCGTCGCCGGCACGGTGAGCTTGCTGCTGTCGTCGGTGATGGTGATCCCGTTGCTGCCGACGGACAGGTTGAGGATCGTGTCGCCTTCGTGGCTCTCCAGCCAGCTCGTCAGCCAGTCGAGGTCCTTCTCGGCGACGGTGGCGGACCAGGCGTCAGTCTCCTCGCGGACCTTCGTGCGGGCCACGGCGAAGGTGTACCGGTCCGTGGCGAGGGCGTGGACGTGGATGCCGTCGCACTCGAAGCGGATGCCGTTGATGGGCGGCAGGGTGGCGTCGGAGCTGACGTGCGGGCGGGTCTGCTTGATGAGGCGCTGGAGTTTGTGGGCGTTGATCGTGGTCACGGCTTCTCCCTCTGGGATGCTGGTGGGGTGCCCCTGTCGAATTCGCCTCGACAGGGGCGCTTGGGTGAGGCGTTGGCGTGCCGGGCCGGGGGCCTTCGTCATCCGCCGGCCCGGCAGGTCATGCGGCCTGCGGGCCAACCGGGAACCGCAGGCGGTAGCTCGGCCACGCGGCCGTCTCGGGCAGATCGAGAATCGGCATCTGCTGCGTCTGCTCGTTGACGGTGTCGGCGGGCTGGACGGGCACCGGGTATGGGATCTGCACGTGGGACACGTAGGGCCGGTCGAGGCGCTGCACGGTCTCGGTGATGCGCGGCCGGGCGTTGATGACGGCCTGGCGGAGGCGGGTCTTCTCGGCGCCGTCGCGGATCACCGTGCTGGTCAGCTGCTGGTTCCTGGCCTTGAGCGCCTCGTTCTCGCTCTGGGCGTCATAGAGGGCGGTGGCGTCCCGCATGCCGCGGAGCAGAGTGCTGGTCAGCTCGCAGGTGAGGGACTTGACCGTGGACTCCAGATCTCGGATGCGGCCTTCGAGCAGCTCGATCCGATCCGGCGCCCGGTGCTTCGCGGTGGTCTGCGAGCTCACGACTGGTCCCCCTGGTTGATGCGGTTGCTGATGCGCTGGCCGAAGAGGAGAAGGAAGAGGGCGGTCGCGCCTATGAGGCTGGTGATGATCGCGGCGGCGTGATCGGCGAGGTTCATGCGACAGCCGCCTCGTTGAGACCGAGGGCCTTCTCCAGCTCGGCGTTGTCCGCGCGGAGCTTGTCGACCTCGGCCATCGGCGTGAGCAGGTCGAGCGCGTTGGCCCACGGGTTGTTGCCGGAGGAGTGCTCGCCGATGACATCCTCGGGGGCGACCGCGAGGGCGAACTTGTCGAGGGCGTCGTGCATGCCGTCCCGCTCGGTCATCACCTCGTCGAGCGCACGATCCAGCTCCGCGTTCTTCGCTTCCAGCTCGGCGATCCGGGCCTGCTGTGCGCCGACCTTGTCGAAGAGGGGGGTCCGCTTGACGCCATCGCCGTGCACGCGTTCGGCGGTGCGGAACCAGGCAGCCCAGGTCTCGTCGTCCCAGTCGTCGCTGTCGCTGCTGGAGGCTCGAAGAATCTGGCGGTCGCGAGCCTCGATGTCGTCGAGGCTGGTGGTCTGCTCAGGCATTGCGGTTCCCCCTAGTAAGGCCGAGTGCGCCGAGGAGTTCGAGGAGTCCGGCGCGGATGATCGGGTCGGTGGCGAGCTGTGCGCCGGTGAGGTGCGGGTGCTGGCCGGCGACGTAGTCCGCGGTGCGGATTGCTGCCCGCCGCTCCTGGTCGTCGGTGGTGGGCGGCAGTTTGGTTTCGTCGCCCCAGAACGCGCGGTCGGTCTCGTAGGAGCCCTGGGGGCGGCGGGAGGTGGAGCGCGGGTTGGCGACCATCACGCACCGCCCCGGAGGGTTTTCAGGAAGCGGCGGAAGCCACCGTCTTCGAGCGGGCTGGGCACGAGGACCCGGCCGGTCGCCTGCGGGATGACCGGGGTGGGCTGTGCCCGCGAGGCCCGCATCCGGGCGCCGAACGCTTCGCGCGACTCGACGTACCCGGCGGCGACGGTGTCCGCGTAGTTCGGGTCGACTGCGGCCCGGTACTCGGCTGCGGTCGGGAGGGTACGGGGGCGGATCGGGATGAGCGGCCCGTGGTCGTGGTAGACGTCCGGCAGCGGAACGGGGCGGGAGCATCCGGGCTGGGCGGTCTCGGACCGCATCAGCGGCTGGCCGTCCTCGGTCCACGTGCCGGTCCACGTCCACTCGGTGCCGAAGACGTCCTGGTGGGCGATGCCGAGGTCGAAGCTCGTGCCGTCGTACTCGTAGGCGGCGTCCGGCGCGCCCGCCGGGCGCGGCTCGTTCCACTGCTCGGCGTTCATCGGGTGCTCCTGCTGCAGGACTTGTGGTGGTGGAGGTCGACAAACGCGGGGGTGGTGCTGCCCGGGTCGGCGTCGAGGAGGAGGTGCCGGTACTCGGCGGCCAGGCCAGCGGCTATGCGATCGGCGGGGTCGGGCTGGAGGTTGGCCACCAGGTCGGCGGCCGGCACGTCCAGGAGCTCGATCGAGTTCACCGGCTCGCAGCGGACGCACGCCATGTCGTCGCAGTCGTCCTGGTGCAGCTCGGGGATGAAGGGGTGCGCGGTCATCCAGGCCAGGTGGGCGATCAGCGGGTTCGTCGTCATGCCGCACCGTCCACAATCTCGGCGGTGTCGGTGAGACGGTCCTGGCAGTCCGGGCAGAGGCCCGTGATTTGCCACTCCGCCTCGTACTGGGCGGCTTCGTCCTCGTCCCAGAACACTCGGGCTTCGCCGTTCTCGGAGATCAGCGGCTTGCCGCAGCCGATCGGCTCCTGCAGGCAGCGCTCTTCTCGCACGGCGTCCGCAGGAAGGTCGCCGCCAGACAGGGCCGCGAGGAACTGCGTCATCGGGGTGCTCATGACGCCACCTCGGTCCACTCGCTGATCCGAACGGTTCGCTGGATGGTCGGGGTGGTCTCGAGGACGCGCGCCTCGGTCTCCGCGGGGAAGTGGCCCAGAGGCCAGACGTTGCCGAGGCCGTCACGGAAGGCGGTCTCTACGACCGGGGCCGGGAGGGCGGCCAGCTCGGCACGGAGGCGGTCCACCTCGGCGAGGAGGATCCTTACGTCGCTCATGCGGGCAGCCAGGGTCGACCCGAGGCGCTCGCGGATCTCGGTCTCGCGCTCCGGCGACAGGGGGGCGGTCATGACGTCACCGCCTTCGGGGCGGCGAGGGCGCTCAGGCCGTAACTGGCGAGCCGGTCGTACCGGGCGATGCCAGATACGATGGCGTGGCAGGCCCAGAGGAACCATCGGTCGTAGTCGTGGAAGTTCCACTCCCACGTGTCCGAGAACTGGAACCCAGGGACACGCTCGACCTTGGAGACGTGGGCGCGGTATCCAGCCTCGATGTGCTTACTGCGCCAGCGGATGGCGTCGATCTCGTCGGGGAACGCCTCGGTCTTGCCGCAAGAGCACGTTGCCTTGAACGTGACGCCGAACTCGAACTCCTCCAGTACCTTGCGGGCTTCCGACTCCCAAGCCAGGCAACCACTGTTGAGGATTTCCTCGCGGACCGCCTTGCCCAGGCCTCGCGGCGTCTCGCTCCAACGAACAGCGTCCACGAAGGCCTCAGTGACGCGCTGCCGGAAGGCTTCCTCGGAGTACTCCTTCGCCGATTCCCGACCGTTGTCGAGCTTCTCGGACCAGTAGTGGGCGTTGATCTCTCCATTGCGGCTGCGGAAGAACTCGAACATGTCCAGCAGCCGGGAGAAGGTGTAGGACTCGCCGATGTCGCCTCGAACCTGAAGGACGCCCGGCCAAGTGATCAGGTCGAACCAGTAGGCGCCGTAGCCGCGCGAGTTGCTGGTGAACCGCAGGTGGCGGTACAGGCCGTCGTCGTGGAGGACGATCATCTGGTGGTCGGCGGTGTCGCGCTTGAAGCGCTCCGCGACTTCCGCCTCGGGGGATGCGATGATGTTGGGCACGGGGCCCGCCTTTCGTCAGTCAGTGGTTGGTGGGTCTCGGAGGTCGTCCCGGCTTCGCGGTTACGGGGCGGCCTCTTTTGCTGCGGTCAGGCAGCGGGGCTGAGCTCCTGTGCGTTCTTCGGCTGGCGCTGGGGCAACCTCCGAGGCTCCGGCGGCCGGCTCTGACGGGCCTGCTCGTCGTCCGGGGCGGGGTTTCTCTGGAGGTGGAGCCACGCGTCGATGTGCTCGATCGGGTAGGCGAGCTTCCGGCCGACGGGGAACGGCTTGGGTCCCTTGTCGAGGTGCCGGTAGTTGTGGAGCGTCTTCACGCTGAGGCCGGTACGTCGCGACGCTTCCTGGATCCATACGCAGCCCGGCGGGGGCGGTGTGGGGACCTTGGCGAGCCTGGGCACTGGGGTACTCCTTTCAGGTGGAGTTCGTTGACGCGGCGTCCCTACTTTGGGGACGCGGGGGGCATGAAGAGGACCAGGACGGCGACGCCGAGGGCCTCCGACATTTGGTGCGCTTCATTGACGGGCAGGTCAGGCAGCTCTCCGGTGGCGAGGCGTCCCACTTGTGAGCGGGATATTCCGCTCGCTTCGGCGAGGGTTCGGATGGAGTACGGGGCTCCGCGACCTGGGTGTTCCATGATCTTCTTGAGGGTTTCAAGGTCTCTGAGTGTGTATCGCACGCTCAATGGATCTCCAGTGCTACTGCGGTGCCTTTCACTGCCCTTGAGTTAACCCCTTCAGGGACGATCCGTCAACAACTCAGGGACGGCCGGATCCCGAGTATCGATAAATCTCTTGGCTCGTTAGCATTGATCTATAGACGATCCGTCCCAAGTCCAGGATGGTTGTACTGACTGACCTGCTACTTTTCCGGCGCCACCTATCACCGAGAGAGACAGCCGGTACTGACGTGACACGAGAGGACGAGGACATGAAGGCCGCGGCAACTGCCGACGACCCCCGGGCCACTGACCCGTCCCCCATGGGGGCCCTGTCCCGACTCATCCAAGAAGCCAAAGACGAGGGCCGCTCCTACCAGGAGATGGCGGACCGGGCGATCGACCCCGAGACAGGCACCCGCCTCGTCAAGCAGGCCATCCAGAAGCTGGTCAAGACGCCACCCGTCAACCCGCCGCCGATCGCACAACTGCGAGCTCTCGCCAACGCGACCGGAGTTTCGCTGCGACGACTGCAGGAAGCCGCGGCCAACCAGTGGCTGGGATACGAGGCCACCGAACTCGCCGGCTATGACGAGGACGTTCGCATCATCCTCGGCCACCTGGGCGGCATGTCCAAGGCGGAGCAGCGCCGTTGGCGGGCGATGATCGAGGCGGATGAGCGCGCGAGGCGTGAGACGCCGTAGCACACCCCAGCCCTAGTGGATCTGCTTCGATCGGAATAGTCCCCAAGTAGACAATTTCCGAACCGATTGTAGATCACCCGTAACTAGTCGTACTCTTCCACAACCGTGCGATTTTGACCGCTCCGTCACATCCGCACCGGCCACTGGGAGGGTGCCTCATGCTGCGTGTCATGTACGAAGTCGCCGACGACCTTGCCCCGGGCGTGATTGTCGACTGCTACCAGGGCCGCGGTGTTGTACGGATCCGCGTCGATCGCCACGCAACGCCTGAACAGTTCACGCGGGACCTCAACCGCATCACGGAGGAAGTACTCGCCAACTGGTTCCAGCTGTGGCGGGGCGAGATAGTCTCCATCGCTTCGCCGGGCAGCCCTTTGCGGGTCGTTTACCAGGTCTCCGAATTCTCGCCGGCTCCTCTCGTGGAGATACGGGAGCGAAAGGGCGCTGTCGTTCTGAGCGTCGCTCCCACCGCGAGCGTCGAGGAGTTCGTGCAGGCACTCAATCCGTCCCTCGAAGAGCTCCTTGCCGGGGGGCAGTGGTTCCAGCAGTGGGAGGGCGAGATCGTTACGATGGAGTCCCCTGAAGTTGTCCTCGCGTAGCGGCGCTTGCGAAGGGATCACCCGTGCCGGGATACATCGAAGATCGCTGGTACAGCAAGCGGCCTGACCCTGCAACGGGAGAGCGCCGGAAGACGGCCCGCTACGGGAAGGGCAAGCGGTGGCGGGTCGCCGGCATCCCTGGAGTCCGTGACCGCTCGTTCGACAAGGAAGCCCCGGCGAAGGCGTGGCTGAAGGCGAGCGCTACGGATTCGAGTCGCGGCACGTTCTACGACCCGCGCGACGGCAATATCACGCTGCAGGAGTACGTCGAGGGCACCTGGTGGCCGAACCTTCGGTTGTCGCCGGGCACAAAGCAGTCGATGAAGCCACGCATTTTCAAGCACATCCTGCCGCACATCGGCAGCATGCCTTTGAACAGGATTGGCCCCGACGAGATCCGGCGCTGGCTGATCCGGGCCGAGCAGGACATCGACGTCAACACCGTCATTGTGACGTGGCGTCATTTCTCGTCGATCCTGCAGGCCGCGCATAAGGCGAAGCGCATTCCCGACAACCCCTTCAGGGACGAGGACTTGTCGCCGCCGGCCGCGCCGCCATCAAAGGCGAAGGCCTGGGCGGAAGAGACCGTTGCCGCGGTGCGCAAGGAACTTGGAGACCGTTACCGGATTCTGATGGATCTGGCCGTGGGAGCGGGACTTCGGCAGGGCGAGTGTTTTGGGTTCTCTCCGGACGATGTGGACGGCGAGGAGATCCACGTCCGGCGCCAGGTGGTGAAGGTCGGCGGCAAGCTGGCGTTCGCTCCGCCGAAGCGAGGCAAGCTGCGGGATGCTCCGTGTCCTCCCGAGCTGGCGGCGGCCGTCAAGGAGTACGCGAACATCTTCCCCACGGTGGAGGTGACCCTGCCCTGGATCGACCCCAACCGGCCGAGCCTGCCATGGGGTAAGCGCCCATTGGTGACAGTTCGTCTCCTAGTGACCACTACGCGAACTAAGGGTCTTTCGGGCGGAGCGATCAATCGGACCACGTTCGACGACAAGCAGTGGAAGCCGGCCCTCGCCAGGGCTGGGGTCATTCCGGAGCCTGAGACCGAGTACGTCCAGGCGAACGGGAAAAAGCCCTGGGCGCGCAAGGAGTGGAACATGCCGCGGGAGGATGGCTTCCACGTCACCCGCCACACGTTCGCCTCGATCGTGCTCCACGAGGGGGAGACGATCACGCAGCTGGCTGCCTGGCTCGGGCATACGGATCCCGCCTTCACGCTGCGGACGTACACGCACTTCATGCCAAAGTCTGGGACAATGGCAATTGCGGCGCTGGGCAGGTGGGTTACCTCTGGGAGCGCCGGTGCCCCCGCCTCGACGGCGGATGTGGCGGCGAAGCAGGCAGCGGGGATCTCGGGCACTAATGGATCTCCCCAGATTCTCCCCAGCATCCCGCTGGATCAAGGAAATTGACCCTTAGCCCCAGGTCAGAGGCTTGAGCGGCAGACGAGTCGGCCTGTACGCCGGGTTCTGTCCGACTCATTTGGTCCGACCTGCGACGTCTCTCGCCTGTGGCTCCATTCGTGCCTTGACCTGCTGCCTTTGAATGCCCTTGACTGCCCGACACTTCCTTTGAGCTTCAAAACTGGATCCCCCCGAGCGCCCCCCGCAAGCGCTCGCTCCCCAGATTCTCCCCAGGTTCCGCCCCACTCGATGGGCTCTCACCTGCGATTAGTGGTGATCCAGCGGGGTACCCGCCTGCCCCGGCTCGTACTCGACACCCAGTTCCATTGCCCTCGCGCGTCGCTCAGCCTCCATGGCGACCACGCACTGACGGCAAGCTCGGACGTCCTCGGCCGGTCCCAACCGGGGACGGAGTGTCCTGATGACGGTGGTGTCCACGACTCCCTTGTCGGGGTGGCGGAAGCAGATGCCGGGGTCCCATTCGTAGAGGTCGAAGAGCTTCTTGCGTTCCATGCCGGGTCTCCTGTGGGTTGGGCTGGCCTTCGCCAGGGTGACGCGCATGATTCCCTCCCTGTCGACCGAGAACCGCAGGCCAGGCGTGTTTCACTCGGAGGGGTGAACACGCGTTCGAATCTAGGACAGTAGCCCCAGCCCTACGGCATATGCCAGGGCGCCGTAGGGCTGGGCGGCTCGGGGGGTGGGTCCTCAATCGACCGCACCCACTAGTACAAGATCAAAGAATGCCTCAATTTTGCTGCGGACATAAGATCATCTTGGTCGCAGCGTTTGTGGGGTGCCGCCCCCAGACCAGCAGTGGATCCTCGACGCCCGACGGGCGATCGGCGACCGCGTGCGCGTGCAGCGGCTGCAGCTCGACTTTACGCAGGAACGGCTGGCCGAGCTCACTGGGATCGACCGCAGCACGATCCAGCGAATTGAGTACGGCGGAGAGGCGAAGATCAGCCATCTCCTGCTGATCGCACGGGAGCTGCACGTGCACGTCGCGGACCTCCTGGGCTGAGCACCAGCGAGCGAGTCAATCCGGGCATGGAAATGCATGACCACAAGCACAAGCGGGCGTCGGCTCCCGGGATGAGACTGACTCACTATTGACGCGCTGTCCAGAGTGATCCAGTGGATAAATGTGCCCACCGCACACACTGTGCGCATAACTCCGACACATCGTGTGGCTGCTGGTCAGAGTCTTGCCCGCGCCAAGTGTCTGTAACGCAGGAGCGCTTGGCGTTACAGGGCTCGCACGGACGCCTTCATCGAGGCTGCTTCGCCCGCTCCTTCGCCGCCCGGTACTCCTGCCGAAGCTCGCCGGCGGCGACGCAGTCCATGCCCTCGGTGCGGCACTGGGCGCAGGCCACGGTGTGCTGGATGAACATGCTGCGGGAGCGGGGTCTCGTCGTCACGGTGCGCGGCAAGGGCACGTTCGTCGCCGACCAGCCGTGACCTCCGGCTGAGGTCATCGCTTTCGCGACAGCGCGTAAGTGAAAGGCGTTTTCACTTTGCGGGTGTCCGCAAAGTGATGGAACGCTTCGGGGCGCCCCGAACGGTGCAGGTCAGAGACCTTCCGGACGTGCGAAAGCGGTGTTGGCGGCTCGTTGTCAGACCCGCCGTTTACGATCCGGCTCGTGGCAAAACCGAGTGATGAACTGATCGAACTGGCGCGTGCTTCTCTGGCCGCGCAGGAGCAGGCCCTGAGCGAGCCGTACACCGAAGACCGCTGGGAGCCGTGGCGTGAGGCAGCGGCAGCGTTCCAGGCCGCGGTGACCGCCGAAGCCGACGGGCAAGGGCGGTACGAGTTGGAAATGGCAGCGAAGGCGGCCGCACTCCATCAGCAGCCTGAAGACAGCTGACGCACGTCCGCCCCACCCGGGCGCTGTTCCGGGCGGGGCGGTCTCGTAGCTGCGCCCAGCCATAGGCGCGAATGTGATGAGTCCACGGTAGCGGGCCGGTATGACAGTCGGGCTGGACTGCGGCTGGCCATCAGCGGCCCTCGTCGGGCCAGGACTTCAGCACCCGCCCGCCGTCCGCTTCGTCGGTGAGAGTGATTCGGGTGCCGGCCCTGCTGCCACGCTCGCCAACCCAGGCCGCGAACTTCTTCTCGGCCGTCTTCAGGTCGGGCCACCAGCCGCGCATGACGGGCCTGCCGTCGGCCGTCAGGGTCAGATGAAAGCGCTGGTTGTCCACGGCGGCAGGCTACGACTCGTCGGTCACGATGCTCAGGGCGACCCCAGCCTCGCGAGCTGCATCCCGCAGAACGGCCACAGTGTCCGCGAGTGGTCCGCGGGGGCCGCCGCGCGGGGTGGTGGCGATGAGGCACGGCATGCAGCGGTCCAGCCAGCGGCGGCCATGGTCGGGTGTATCGACGCCCACGGTTGCTCTCGCAGGCTCACCGCAGCGCGCGCACGGATGCCTGCCGTCGAGTCGCTCAGCTCCGACGCGCGGCGTCCATGGCGGGGCAGGGTCCAGCTGCGCCGGGTCGACGCCCAGGGATCGCAGCAGGTCAGCATCGGTCATGCGGGTCCCCTCTCGTCGGCGTCCGTCGCGGTGGGTTCATGCTGCCACGAGTAGACTCGAACGCATGTACGACCTCCCACCCGACCTGCCGCGCCTCCGCACCCTGAGGACCTGGTACGCGATGTGGGTGGCTCGCATCGACGAAGCTATCGCGGCGGCCGAGCAGCAGGAGCGGGAGAAGCGGCAGGGCGAGGAGCGGCGGCCGCCGACCCCGGACTGGGTTGTCGAGCTCGGCATTGGCGTCGGCCGGCCGCCCGTAGAGGTGCACGTCGGCGGGTGCCGGATGGCTGGGAAACGGCAGCGGGCCATCACCCGCGAGCAGGCCCTCGCCGCCCTCGCCGACGGGATCCGGGCCTGCATCCACTGCCGGCCGGACACCGAGCTCGGGGTGCTGTGAGCGGCTGCCCCTCGCGCCCTAGCTGGCCGCGCATAGAGGGCAGGGCTTGCCCTTCCCGCGCTCCTCGGCTTCGGTCAGGTTCACCTCTTCGACCGGGTGCACGGTCCATCCCATCGTCACCGCAGTTCTTTGGGCGCCGATGACCGAGCCACAGTCCTCCCGCGAGTGGTAACGGTCCCCGCGCTTGGTGATGAACACCGACGTCATTCGGTTTCTCCTTCGGGCTGGAGCCTCTTGGCGAGCTTGGCTGCGAGGGCGTAGGCGGGGTGGTTGTCGAGCTGGCGCCGCCGCCGGTTGTAGCGCTGGGTGGTGCGCGGGTCGGAGTGGGAGACGGCGTCTTGGACGTCTTGGAGCGGGACGCCGTTGGCGAGGTTGTCGGTGATGAACTGGTGCCGCAGCGTGTGCGGCTTGATGGTGGCGGCCTGCGGTAGGCCAGCGCGCCGGGCGAGGACGCGAAGGTGCTTCCACACTTCGGGCTGCGTCCAGCGGCGGCCGGAGTCGGTGGCGAACAGCGGGCCGTCGGTGCGGTCGCCGAGGTAGGCGAGGAGCGCGTCGAGGGCGAGCGGCGGCACGGGGGCTGGCCGCTTCTTCCCGCCCTTCTGCGTGAGGGGCAGCGTGCGGTGCCCGCGGTCGTAGCCGAGCTGTTCGGCGTCGAGGGAGAGGAGTTCGTCGACGCGGGCGCCGGTGAGGTACAGCAGCATGACGAGGGCGTAGGAGCGGGGCGCCCAGTCACGCGCGGTCTCGATGAGGCGCGTCGTCTCCTCCTCGGTCATGCCCTCGGTCGGCGAGTAGTCGGGGTCGACGTAGGGCCGGTTGACGGCCGCGAAGGGGTCGGCGTCGACGGCCTGGAGTCGGGCGGCGTAGGTGTAGAAGGATCCGGCGGCGGCGAGTGCCTGCGCCTGGGACGCTTCGGACGGCGGCTTGCCAAGCCGGGTGGGGGTCTTGGCGAGGTGCTTGGCGTAGGCGTCGGCGAGCGGCAGCTTTGCCTGGAGCGGGTGGATGGTGGTGGAGCGCGCGTACTCCTCCCAGCTCCGGAAGGTTCGGGCGTAGGCCCGCCTGGTGTGGCGGGACTTCTGGCGGGCGATCCATCCTCCGGCGATGGTGGGTAGCGGGTCTCGGTCGCCGTAGATGCCAGCGAGGTGGTCGGCGAGGGCGCGGGCTTCGTCGGGCCAGTCGTCACGGGGGTCGTGCCGGTCGGTCGACAGCTCTGCTGACGGGCGCGGAGCGAGAGCAGTCACGCGGCGCCCTGCTTCCGCTGGCGCAGGTATGCCTTGAACTCGTCGACGGCCTGCTGGTCGCCCGCACTGAGGCGGACGTTCGGGTTGTTACCGCAACGCGGTCCAACCTCGGCGCCGGGTTCGACGCCGTCGCGCTCTTCCCGGCGGCGGATCATCAGCTGGCCCACAAAGCGGCGATCAACCTCCTGAGCCCCCATGCGGACAGCCTGGGCGCGCTTCGACGGCACGATGTCGTAGTGCCAGCGGTAGTCCTGGTCAGACTTCTTCTGGAACCAAGATCTGCGCAGTCCGAGCTTGGCGGCGAAGGCGTGCAACTCATCCTCGGTGTCGGCGGTGAGGTGACACCAGTGCGTGTGCCGGAGCCCCCGCGCCTTCGCAATGAAGGTCCAGTCCTTGGTCTCATCCACGTACACGGCCATACCGTCTCCCCATGGTGAAGTATTGGATAACTGTCATTATCAACCATGGAGTTGGCCTGTGTCAGGAGGACATCAACCTTCGGTAGGGGTGGGCTTGTCAGGCTTGTACGGCTCCGCTGTCAGTGATCGGGTGCACACTGGCCGCATGGCGAAGCGATACGAGAGCGAAGCTCAGGTTGTGATCGATGGCGTGGAGAAGCCCGTGTACGCGCGCTTCACCGTGTACGCCGACGGGCCCGGCCTCAAGCAGTGGCACGGAGCTATCGGGTCTGACGACGACAGCCTTGCCTGGGACGTACTGAACGCGAAGGCGGTTCTGTTGCGCATGCCCGACGGCAAGGAGGCTTCCATCGTCGCCACTGGCCCCGGCGGCGAAGGTGGGATCGGCTTCACCGGAGCGGACCTGCCCCGGTCTGACTCCAAACACGAAGACGCCCCCGCCGCCCAGAAGGGCAGCGGGGGCGTTCGTCACTCTGGTTCGTCGTCCAGCGGCGGCAGGGCTGGCGGTGCGACGAACAGCCCTGCGTACTGCGGTGCCGGCGGCCGGGGAACGGTGTCACCCGTGTGCGGGTCCACATGACGGGGCGGGGCATCAGACATCGAGTCTCCTGTACATCGCAGTTGCTGTGAGGGCGCCGAGACCGAGGAGGCCTTTACGGGCGCCGGACGATGATGATGGAGGCTCAGCGCCATCACGGCGGCACACCAGGGCATCCGGATCATCCGACGGGGCCTGGAGAGAGTATCCGTCCGGACACGTCTGGCCGTCCTTGCCGTCGGCGCCGTCGTTGCCGTCCACACCGTCCTTGCCGTCCGCTCCTGGCGGACCAGCAGGACCCTGCTCACCCTGCGGGCCAACGGGACCAGGCACGGTTGAGTCAGTGCCTGCGCGGCCGGCTGCACCCGACGGGCCTGGCGACGGGGTGGCCGTAGGACCGACATCCCCTGTGTCGCCCTTGGGGCCCTGCGGTCCGGGCGGACCGGGGATGGGCACGGGCACCGCGGCTCGGTCGGGCAGGTTTTCGACAGCCCGCGACGGATCAGGCGCCGCCGGGGTTCCTCCCTCGGCCTGGATCTGTGCGCGCAGGGTCCGCACGTCCCCGGCCAGAGTGCTCACCGCGTCACCTCTACGGTCTGCCTCCGCCGCTACCTGCTGGGTGCGCTGAGCTTCAGCTTCAATGCGGATCCACACAAGGAGAACAGCGCCGGACAGCACCAGCAGAACAGCGGCAAGCGCGAACGATCGCCACCGGCGCGCGAGAACATTCGGACTGCGGTGCGTCACAGCGGGGTCCCTCCAAGCTCGGAAATGCGGGCGTGCAGCCGGGCGTTCTCGGTAGTCAGCTCGGTGATCTGCGTAAGCAGCTCGGCTTTTCCTGCACGCTCACCAGCGAGTTCGGCGTAGGCCGCGGCGAGACGTACCTCGTTCTCGGCGAGATGCTGCTGCGCCTTGTCCCGCTCTTCCTGCAAGTTGTCGACGAGCGACGAGTACCCGCCGAGGACGGCACCGGACTGCGACACGCGGTTCTCCCCGCGCTTCCCGATCCAAGCGCCCGCGGCCGTTGCGAGCCCGACGATGATGACACCGACCGCGCCGAGCGTCGCAGCGTCCACGTGCATGCCTCCTGGTGCGAGGTTGGTCAGACGCCCGTCGGGCGAGCAGGCTTCGCAGCCGGGGACACCTGGCCTCGGGTCACGAGGGCGAGCACGGCGAGGACCAGGGCGTTCAGGCCGCCGACGGTCTCGGCCGAGACCTCGAGCCCGTAGGCGGCGAGCAGTGCGACCGCCGCAGCGACGAGGCCGGTGAACGCGGACGGGGCGATCGGCCGGGTGATGGCTGCGGTGGCTGCGGCGAACACGGCGGACACGACGGCGACGATCGCGCCAGCCTGCTCGCCACTCAGGCCGAAGTTGAAGCTGACGAGCAGCGACAGGGCGCCGGAGATGCTGGCGATGATGAGAGCGGGCTCTCTGCCGAAGATCTTCATGGGTAGTCCGTTTCTGTGAGGTCAGTCGGTGACGGTGAAGCCTCGGCGGGCGCCGAGCTTGGTGAGGGAGGCCTTGCCGGGGACGCCGTCGGCGGCCTTGCCCTTGTAGCCCCCGCCGGCCTTGGACCGCTGCCACGCGGCGTAGGCCTGAACGGTGACGGAGCCGAAGTGCCCGTCGCTGTACTTCTTCGCGAGCAGCCCGGCGTCGACGAGCGCGGCCTCTACGGTCTTCACGCCGGAGTACGTGACCGGGGTGCCGGCTGCGGAAGGGTTCGAGCGAGCAGCGGCGATCAGCTTGGACAGCGAGACGGACGGCTTGACGGGCTTCGGCGGAGCGGGCTTCGGCGGCGCAGGCGTGGTCTTCGTGCCGAGCCGCTTTTCAACCCGGTCGCGCATCGACGCCATCGTGAAGCCGCGCGGGTCGACCTTCCCGGGCTGCCACTCCAGGTGCCCGATCACCGAACGGCGGTCCCAGCCGTGCGCGCGGCAGATCGCGGCCGCCACCTTCTCGATGGCGAGCAGCTGCGCGGCGGGCCACGGGTCCTTGCCGTCTCCGAGGTTCTCGCACTCGAAACCGTAGAAATGCCGGTTGCCATCCACGGTGGCCTCGTTGTCAGCGGGCGCGGCGCGTTCGGCGACGACTGCGGCAAGCACATCCGGATCGCCGAGCCCCGCGTGATTCGCGCGCCCGTAGCCGACGAGGTGGACGGTGCCGTCCTTCGCGATGACGCCGTGGCACAGCGGTCCGGGGAGGGCACTGTGCCCGTCCCGGCAGATCCGCACGGTGGCCGCGGTGCCGCTGGTCACGGTGTGGTGGATCATCACGCCGTTCACCGGACCCCACGGGCCCTTGCTGTTGCGGTTGTGGGTGCGCCAGTTGCCGACCTCGATGACCTCCAGGCCCTCGTCGCGGAGCGCTTGCAGGAATCTCTCGGCGGACAGTGGTGTGGCCATCAGGCCTCCAGGCATGAGAAAAGCCCCGACCGGTGGGCTCGGGGCTGAGGATGAGTGGTGCGGATCAGGAGACTTCAGGCTGCGGGTCGAGGAGCTCGGCGGTCAGGAGCCGCATGTCGTGGCGGCACTTGGAGCAGAAGACCCGGACGATCCCGTTGTTCGAGTAGCACTGGGCGATCTCGTAGATCTTGAGGTAGTTCACGCAGGTCTCGGTGTCGTCCCGTGCCGTGACCTTGTAGTACAGGTACGGCTGGAAGACGGGCGGGTCCGGGTCCGGCTCGGGTTCCGTGGTCATTGTCCGATCACCATCCAGTTCACGCCGGTTGAGGTGGTATTTGCTCGGGTCAGCCAGAGGGTGACGTCGGTCGCGGTCGGGTTCACCGCGCCGACCCCGAGCACGGTCGTGCCGGGCACCGAGGTGACCGGGGTGGCCTGGGCCGTGAACGTGGTCCCCGCCAGGGCGAATCCGCTGACGTTCACCGACGTCGGGGTGTTCGCGGCTGACGGCGTGATGTTGATCGTCCCGTAGGCGACGTTCCCCGCGTTGAACAGCCCGCTCACGTTCATGACGTCAGCTGTGACCGTGACCTCGCTGTCCGCCGTGACGAGGCCGGTCGCGGAGTACATGTTGATCAGTGCGGGCGAATTCTCAGGGGCGCTGCCCGAGGAGATCAGCAGCTCGAACAGGGTCTCGTCGATCTGGCTGAACGCCACCCGGCCCTCATCCTGGGTGCGGTTGACCCCGCGCACGCCGAAGCACAGGTCGCCGGCGGCGAGGGCGGCGTAGTACTCGGCTGTGTCCCGGGTGTCGTACACGGCCATGGCGGCCATGCCGCGGTCGTCCCAGTCGGAGGCCATCTCCGCCAGAGTGTTGCCGTCGTCGTCGGTGAGCGTCAGCCCGCCCGTGGAGAACGCGGTATGCCCGGCGCGCTTAGACGCTCTGAGCTCCCGGATTTCCCGGCGGAGCTGGGCCAGCTCGCGGGCCAGCGTCGTGATATCCGGTGGGAGCTGCTTCAGTTGTCGGGCCATCAGGAGTCCTCCACGAGGATCGGTGAGATGCGGTCCTGGCCGGGGTCGAGAGACCAGGACCAGCAGCGGGCCACTGTGGTGGCGCCGTTGGGGTGCCGCGGTGAGCGAGTGATCTCGATGCGGATGCTGTCGCCCAGGCCGAAGTCGGCGATGACGCGCGGTGCCCGGGAGGCGACGGCCTCGACGGTCCAGACGGTGGCGCCGGCGCGGGTGACGGCGAGTTCCTCGCGGGCGTGGGCGGTGAGCTGGTCGGGGTCGGTCAGGCCGTCTGCTGGGGTGTAGCGGTGCTCCCAACGGCAGTACCCGGCGGCCAGCAGGTCATCGGCGGTTACCAGCTCGGAGCGCAGTCGCGAGGTGCCCTCGCCCTCGCCGGACGCCAGCACGCTGGTAGCGCCCTTGCCCTCTTCGTAGGACTCGTTGAGCGTGTAGCTGGAGATGCTGCCGGGCAGGTCGAAGATCGGTTCAGGGGTGGTGGTGACCGTGCCGATCTGTGCGCGGACCCGGATCGGCAAGGTGAAACCGGTCCTGTCGTTGTTCCAGGCGGTGTCGACCGTCCACTCGGGTCCGCCGCCGGCCGTGAGCTCCTGCCACACGGACAAGATGGTGCGGTCGTCACCGTCGCCCACGCTGTACGACCCGAGGATCCCGGAGGCCGGAGCGTCGAAGACGAACGGCGGTGCGTCCACGCCGAGCGGGGCGCCGGTCTGGGTGAAGAGGACTGCCTGGTCGACACCGAACTGGGAGACCGGCGCCGTGTACCGGCGGTCGAAGTACGCCTCGGGGGTAGCGCCACCCAGCTCGACCGTCGGTGCTGAGCCACCCGCCCGGGTCAGGGTCAGCCAGGCGCCGATCGGCAGGTCCGTGGCCCGGTCAACGGGGACGAGCATCGTGCGCCCTGGCGTGGTTGCGGCCTCCCATTCGCGGGGTGCCCCGTCCAGGGTCAGCGACATGGTGGCCGTGGTGGACGCACCGAGCTTTCGGGACAGCGGCGGGGAAGTGATGGCCTGCAGCTGCTCGATGATCTGCCCGGACCTGAGGTCGCACCCGTACCAGTCCAGCTCCACCGGGCGGCCGCGGGTCACGCGATCGGCTCCACGCTCATCTGCCCGGACGTGGTGAACGTCTGCGTGCCGACAGTGCCGACGCTGGAGACGTACCACTGCGGTGTCAGGGTTACGGACGCGCCGGGCGTCATTCCAGTGACGAGGACGCGCCGGGTGGCGTAGGTGCGGCCGCCAGCAGCGGCCACGCCGTTCTCGGCGTTCGCGGCAGCCGTGTAGCCGCCGCTTGCACGCCAGACGACCCAGACTGTGGACGTGCTGGTGACCTGGTTGTGGACGGCCCCGCCGATGGAGATCCATGCCATGCCGGACGGCGGCACCGTGAACGTCAACGGCGGCCACTGGCCTGCCAGGAAGTCGGTGAATGTGGCGGTGACCGGGAAACTCCCCGGGGCGCTGATCTGCTTGGAGACCTGCGGGTCGTACTTCAGGTACCGCCATTCGGTGCCGGTCCAGCGCCGCAGCCCGTCTCCGGAGTCCCACAGCTGCCCGGTGTACGGGGCGGCCGGGGCAACCGAGCCGACGGTGACGCCGCCCGCGGCCGCCGTGTACGCGCGGGTCGCGGTCGACACCGACGGCGACCCGCTGCCCGACTTGGGCACGCTGATCGTGGCGAGCACGATGTACGACGGATCGGCGGGAGTCGGAGCAACCGGCGACGCGGCAGCCGTACCCGCGAGGTACAGCACGTCGCCGTCCCGGGCGCCGGACGCATCGGCGTCGGTGTCCCGGATCCGCGCGTACACCAGGTCCACCCGGGGGTTCGTCGCGTTCGCGGCGGTCAGGGTCCTGGTGACGGAGGCGTCGGAGTAGAACAGATACGGGCCCTGAACCGCCGAGGAGCCGCCCTGGACCACGCCGGCCCCGGCGGTGATGGTGATGGTGGTCCCGGCCACAGATACGGCGAGACCGCCGCCGGGCCGGACGCCAGCCTGTACCTGCAGGCCGCCCGCCCCCGGGGACAGGAGCGCGGCCAGGGCCTGACGGAAGCTCTGCGAGGCGTAGGAGGGGCTGCCTGACGAGGCGTTGATCGGAAACGCGGTGATGGTCATGCGTGCCTCACATCCAGGCGGATCGGTAGGTGACGGTCAGGGTGGCGGCGGCCGAGTAGGCACCTGCCCGGAACGCGAGGTTGGAGGCGCCGGGCTGCAGCACCGGCCACGTGCCGGAGGCCAGCGACCGGCGGGACGCGACGCCGTTGTAGTCGGCGGTGTGCGCGTCGCAGTCCAGGTCCAGCCAGTCCCCCGCGTCGATGTCCCCGCCGTACAGCAGGGAGGTCGACGTTCCGTCCGGTCCCGTCACCGAGATGAGCGGCTGGGACACCGGCCCTGCGATGCGCAGCTGCGGCCGGGCGTCGATCGATCCGGCGTTGACGACCGTGGTGTCTCCGGCGACCACCGTTGCGTCGATCGTCATTGGCAGCGTGACCGGGAACGTGAGGCCTCCGGTCACGGTGGGTAGCCGGAGGGTGGTCACGGTCTCTGCCGTGGCGTACAGCCGCGGGTCGGCGGCCGTGACCAGGACGCTGTACGACGCCACGGTGTCGGTCACGTACTTGATGAGGATCCGCCCGGAGCGGCGGACCACGGCCTGCTTTGGCACCGTCTCCATCACCGTGAGCACGGTGCCCATGAGGGGCAGTGCCCGCAGCCGGTCGATGGCGCCGTCGAGCGTGGCCAGGTCCGGCGCTTCGATCGATCCGCCCAAGGTGATGGGCCGTTCGCCGAGATACACCGGGCTCGGCCACGCGCCGTGGTCCGCTTCCCGTAGCTGGGATTCCGCCCGCACGTCGGGGGAATCCCAGCCGTCCATCTCTTGCAGGCGCCAGGCCACGCCCTGCTCGTCGACGGAGCCGAGCGGCAGAGGGCCGAGCGTGGCCATCAAGCCGCCCAGTGCCTGTCCTGGTGTGTATGTCACGCGACCTCCCCTCAGCCGATGAACATCAGTTGGCGTGCCATGTCGCGCGCCTGCTCGGCGGAGGACTGCTTGGCCCCGTTGAGAGTCAGGTTGGTGACGCGCTGGTCGTAGTGCGCACCGCCACCGCTTCCGCTGCTGGAGCCGAAGCGGCTGGCCGGGCGGGCGTCGTAGCCCATGAGCCGGGCGGTGGCCTGCAGCAGGGACCGAGACCGGGCGGACCCGTCGTGGGGGATCCACGACTCGGGCACCCCGGCCTCGCCTCCGAGGACCATCTGGGGTCCGGTGAGGATGCCGCCGCGGGCCATCGTTTTGATGCCGGTCTGGGCGGTGAACTGCTTCAGGAACACGTCCCGGTACTGGCCGGGCAGCTTCTTGAGCTGGTCGAGCATCTTGGGGACCAGGTCCCGGATGGTGCCCGGGTCCAGCCCCGCCGCGAGCAGCTCGGCATACCCGCGCCCTGATCCGCCCCGCAGGGTGGTGAGCAGCAGCAGGGCGTTGGAGAGGTCGTCGCCGGACAGCGTCCCGCCGGCTGCGCCGACTGCGGCGTTGGCCTTCGCGACGTCGGCCGGCTTCCCGGTTGCTGCTGTGTGGGCGAGCGCCTGGGCGTTGGCGTCGCCCTGCGCCGCGAGAGCCTGTGCCAGGTCCCCGTATCCCTTCGAGGCGAGGGTCTGCAGGTCCGTGGCGAACTGCTGGTTGGTCTTGGTCGCTGCGCCGAGCTGCTGGGTGAAGTCGGCCAAAGTCGCCTTCGCGGCCTCGCCGGTCTTTTGCAGCTTGGACACGATGTCCTTGAACTGCTTGTCCGATGCGCCCGCGAGAGCGTTGACGAGGGAGTATCCGTCCTCGCCCATGGACTCCAGCAGGGCCCGAACCTCCTCACCTCCCCGCTTCCCGATCTTCGACAGGTTCGAGCGCCACTTCTCCGTCGCGGCCAAAGACTTCGACAGCTGGAGCTGGTAGGCCGCCAGGTTGAACGAGGTGGGAGCCTTGGCCCCCTTCTTCACACCGAGCGCCTTGTCCGCGTCGTAGACGTCCTGGCGCTCCGCCTTGACCTTGTTGTCCGCGGCCTTCTTCGCCTTCTTCGCGTCGGCGACCCGGTCCTTCGCCGCTTCCAGCTGCCGAGCTGTGTGATGGCCGTGGCGGACCTTCGACAAGTTCCGTTCGGCATCTTTGAGGGAGTTGGCCTTCTTCTTCGCGTCGGACAACGCCTTGTTCAGGTCCTCCCAGGCCTTCTTCAGGTCGGCGAGTTCCTTGTCGTACCGCTCCTTGGCGTCGGTCGGACCGCCCAGCACGGACGCCCCGGTCGGGGTGTACGTGAACCCGGCGAGACCACCAGAGGCGAACCGCTTGGCGTTCATCCGGTCGAGCATTGCGACGCCGTACTTGCGGACCGCGTCGGCCTTGATGACGTACTCGCCGTTGCTGACCAGCGCTGGGATGCTGTCCGAGGTGCCCGTACCCGGGCCGACGATGGGACCGCCGCCCGGGAACATCTGCACCGCGCCGCCCGCGGCATAGCGCCGGACCAGGCCACCGCGCGCGTACTTCGACTCCCCGCCCTCGCCGGAGCTGGGCCGGCCGGACGTATTGCTGGTGGCGATCGTCCGCCGATACGTGGTGATGGTGATGTTCTTGTTCCGCAGGGCATTGATCGCCCGCTGAATCGCCGAGATGGCGCTCTTCGGGGGCCCGGTCGGGATAGTGACGCTCACCTTCCCGTTCTTCATGTGCGTGACCTTGAACCCGAGGTCCTTCAGCTGCTGCTCGGCGGCCTTCGTCAGGGCGCTGATCGTGACCGAGCGGCCCTTCGTGTTCCGGATCTTGTCCTGGACGGTTTTCAGGTTGTCCATGGCGCCCTTGGTCTCGGCGCTGATCGTCGTCGTCGCGACCCCGGGCATTTGCAGGTAGGCGCCGGTGAGCTTCTCGATCGCGTCCGCCGAGAACCCGGCCGCGGCCATCTGCTTCTTCAGCAACCCGATGTCCTTCTCCAGGACGATCTGACCGGCCTCCTGGGAGTTCATCTGCTCGCCGACAGCTTCGGCGTGGTCCATCGCCGCCTTTGCCGCATCGAGGAACGCGCCCTTGACCGCGCGGCCCTTCTCCGTGGTGACGTCCAAGCTGTGGCCGTTGTCCTTCACAGCGCCAGTGAGGTCGGCGAGCGACTTCCGGAAACCGATCTCCGCTTCTGCCGACGAGATGTTGATCCCGTTCAGCGTCTTCAGGGCGTCGGTGAGCTTCTCCGCCTCGCTCCGCTGGTCCTTCATCTCATCCGCGGTCATAGCGGCCGCGTCGCCGAGTTCCTTCTGCCCGCCGGCCGCGAGCTTCTGCGACGTGTCCAGCCCGGACAGCGCCTCGGAGTACTGCGGCAGCAGTGTCCGCAGCTTCTCCGTGGACGTGCCCTGCGCCTCAGCCTCGACCGCCATCCGCTTGAAGGCTTCCGCTGCCACATCCGGGGATCCGGCAGAGACGAGCCCGGCCAGGGCCTCGTCGAGGCTGTTGACCTGGTCGCGCGCCTCGGTGAGGTCGACTGCGTCCGAACCGAAGTGGGTGATCTTGTAAAGGGAGTCGCCGACCTTGTCGAGGACGCCCGCGTGGGCGATACGGGCGGCCGACTCCCCGAACCCGTCCAGGTCCTTTCCGAACGCCTTGGTGAGCTCACCGCCCGCCTTGCCCTTGACTGCCAAGTCCACTAGGGCATTGGTCAATTTCGTGACGTTGGGCGGTGCCTCGTCGAACTGCTTCATCAGTGTCTCGACACCGAAGGACACCGCTGCGAGACCGCCGACGACGAGAGTGAGCCGGCCCAGGGCCATCATGGCGGCCCGCACCGTCGTCGCGGTGACGCCCATCGAGACGAGCGCCGCCCGCGTCGCGGCGATCCGGGGCAGGAGCAGGAGCATCCCGCCCGCCACGAATGCGACCGCGCCACCGATCCCCATGAAGCCAGTCACCGCGTGCTGCAGGCCGGGCGGCAGCTCGTTGTAGGCGTTGACGAGTGCGGTGACCCACTGGGTCATGTCGCGCAGGGCGCCGTTTGCCGCAGACCCGCCTTCGATGAGGGCGACTTCCAGGGCGCCGCGCAGGCGCTCGAGGTCGCCCATCAGGTTGTCGGTCTGGATGGCGGCCATGCGCTGGGCGGCGCCGGAGTCGTTGACGCTCTTGACGTACTTGTCGATGCCGTCCGAGCCGAGCTCGTACAGGATCGTTGCGGACCGAACGGCGTCCGCGCCGAAGATGGTGGCCATGGCACTGTTGCGGGCCTCAGGCGTCAGTTTGCTGAAGCTGGTCTTCATCCGGCCGGCGAGTTCGGACAGCCCGACGAACTTGCCAGTGGAGTCGTAGGCCGAGAAGCCGATCTGGTCCATCGCGGCCTGTGCCTCTTTGGACTGCGGAACGAGCCGCTGCAGCATCGTCTTCAGCGACGTACCGGCGTCGGAGCCGATCAGCGCGTGGTCAGCGAACGCGGACAGGGTACCGACGGTGTCCTCAATGGACAGGCCCGTCTGGTGGGCAAGCAGGCCGCCCATGCGCATCGCCATACCCAAGCCGTGCACGTCGGCAGCCGTCTTGTTCGCACCGGCCGCGAGGAGGTCGGCGATGTGCGTGACGTCCTTGCCCTGGAGGCCGAACGTGTTCATGGCCTGGGCTGCCGTCACTGCAGCCTCGGCAACGTCGACCTGGCCAGACGCGGCCAGCGCCAGGGCCCCCTTCAGGGCGCCTCCGGTGATGTTGGCGACCGAGACACCAGCGCGAGCCAGCTCCGCCTCGGCATTTGCCGCCTCCGTCGCGCTGAACGAGGTTGTCTTACCAGCGTCCAACGCGGCGGCACGTAGCTGCTTCATCTGGGCCGACGTCGCACCGGAGACTGCGCGAACGCCACTCAGGGCCTTGTCGAACCTCGCCGCAGCTGCGGCTGCGACTGCGAACCCAGCGAGCATCGCCGCACCAGTGGCCGCACTCGCGTTGGCGAGACGGGACGTGTTGTCCGAGGCCTGCCGCATCCCGCGGGTGTAGTTGGAGATGTCGGCGCGGAGCCGGACGGTGACGGTACGGACGGCCACGGCTCACCTCCTGCTCTTGCGGTGCTGGATGTGGACGTGGAGTCCGTCGGTCGAGCCCTTGTTGTCCTGGTGAGCGCGCACAGCCTTTGCCGAGGTGGCGCAGGCGTGGCACATCACAAGGGCGGCCTTGTACTCGAATTCGTTCTCCTGGTTGGTGGCCTCTGACCAGGGCTCACCGCAGTCGGGGCAGGTGTCCGCCTCGACTTCCGCCAGGGCGAGCGCCCACGCCCGGTCCTCCTCGGTGAACAGCGGTTCGCCAGGGGCGACGACGCGGCCGAGGAAGACCGAGCGGGGAACGTGCCACGCCCGTGCGGTTTCTACTTCACGTCGCCAAGGGCCGCCAGGAGTGCGGAGCCGGCCAGCGAGAAAGGGACGAGTCCCGAGGAGTTGTGGACATCCCAGGCGGCGTCGAACAGGTCCTTGATCTGCCCCTGAGTGATGACCTCGAACAACGCCTTGACGTCGTCCACGGCCATGACCGGGTCGACGCACGACGCGGCGATCAGGGCTGGTGGGAACGTCACCGAGTCGAAGCCCTCGTTCTCGTTCGTCGCAGGGTGCGCGGCCATCAGCGACGAGTACGCCTCGTCGCCGATGTTCCGCAGCTTGAACTCCGCCTCGGACTCCCGGGCCTGCTCGCGCAACTTGGCGATCTGCGCCGAGATCGCCTTGCCTGGGTGTTGGTCGGTGAGGTCGCCGGGCTGCCAGTCCTCCGATACTTCCCGCAGCTTGCCCTCGAGGCGCTCGATTTCTCCGGCGATGTCCCCGGCGAGCAGCAGCTTGATCGTGCGCTCGCGCGGCCTGGCCTTGGCCAGAAGTTCCTTGATGTCCGGCATCAGGCGACCGTCGCAGCAGTGGCAGGCGGGTCCGTGACCTTCATCGGGCTGACGAACTTCATGACCTCGTTCGCCGCCGGGCTGGAGTTTGCGGGCTCGCCGCAGGTGATCGGGTAGACCTCGACCTTCTGTCCGACTGTCCAGACCGTGGCGTAGTCGATGCCTCGCCGCACGACCAGGTAGCCGCTGACCCCGTACTTCAACGTCGAGAACGGGGCATCGTCAGCCCCGCCGATGTCACCGCGCTTGAAGGTGACCTCGGTCTCGAATCCCACCCTGCCGACCGTCTTGGTGTCGAACTTCGACGCGAGCGAGCTGGTGTCGACGTCCGCCGTGCTGGGGTCGACCTTGAGCCCGTCGGGGGTGATCCGCTTGGTGTAGTCGGCTCCGGCGTTGAGCTCGGCCACGGTCGGCGCGTTGATGTTCGCGCAGGTCGACAGCCAGGCCACGCGGGTCTTACCGTCACTGATCAGGTCAGACATGGGCCCTCCTCAGGGCATGAAGAAAGCCCCGGCCGACGGCACGGGGCGTACAGGGTGGGTGGGGTCAGATGACCAGGTTGGCGACGGTGACGCTCGTGGTCGACGAGTAGGTGATCGATGCACTGACGCCATCAGCAAGACTGGCGAACAGCTTGTTGGAGATGGGGCCGATCATCTTGTCGCCGGTCGTCGCCGGGACCGTGACGACAAGGTCGGCCACGGCCTGGCCGTCGACCTGGGCTGTCGCCGCGACCGTCACGGTCATGCTCGAACCGTTGGTGTTCTTGACGTGCAGGAAGCTGCGGTCGCCACACGTCACCGTGGTTGATGCGGCGGCAGCCGAGTAGGTCGGGGTCAGGCCGCTCCGGGCGATGACCTGCTGCGCGAGAAGCGCCATGGGGTTTCTCCTGTCAGGAGGGGATGGACTGGATCTGGTACTGCACCGGCACGTACCAGAGCGGCGGCGTCACGTCGTCGTCGCGCTGAATGGGAGGACCGCCCTGGTCCTCGGGCTGCCAAGTCTTGCGTCCGGCTACCGTCAGCGGCCCGGACAGAGCCTGGCGTACCTTGTCGGCCACCCACAGAGCGCGCTCCACCGAGGCGCCCACGCACGTCACCTGAACCAGGTTCGTGAAGTCGGTGCGCTCCCCAGCGAGGGATGCGCGGCTGGCCATCCCAGGGTCGGGGTAGATCACGGCGAACTTGTCGGGCGGTGCCCATCCGGTATCGGTGGGCGTGCCGCCGACGTAGACGGTCAGCCCGCCTCCGGTCAGCGCGGCCTGTACGGCGTCGACGTGGGGCAGGACGGCGGGTGTCGTCATCGGCTCACCACCACGTCAATCCGCGCTCCAGGATGAGCGCCATCTGCGCCTCGAACCTCGGCACCTCGTTGACCAGGGCGCGGCCGCCGTCGTTGTGCGGCGGGTTCTTCACCGACCCGTACTCCAGCAGGTTGCCGAGTGCGCCCTGAGCACCGGACTTGTCCGGGCCGATGATCGCCAAGACCTGGTCCGGGCCGAACGTGAGCACGTCGAAGCCGACGGTCCGCGGATAGTACGGAGCGTGCTTCGGAGCGGACTGGCGAGCGTTCTGCCGCCACTCCTTCTTGATGTTCAGAGCGCCTCGGGCGACGACCGCCCGAGTGTCGCGCCTGGCCCGCGGGATACCTCGCACCAGGTGGCGCTGCAGGCGCCGGACGTCACGCATGTCGAACGGGCTGCCAGTCACGAGCGGTCCTCCGTCCTGATTCGCCAGGCCGTCGACTGCTCGCTGAACACAGACCCGGTGACCCACAAGATGAGACCAGCCATGCGAGGGTCTCCTGACGTGAGCACTTCCACCCGGTCGCCGGGCAGGAGACGCACCCCAGGGGGCAAGGTCGTCGCCCATGGCAGCCCGATCTCGTACTCGCGGAGCACGACCTCGCGCTCGCCCGCCTCCGTGTCCTCGCCCGTTGACGCGGCGATTCCCTTCACACGGGCCTTGCCCGTGTAGAAGACCGTTTGCGGGCCGGGCAAGGTCTGCCCCGTGGCCCGGTCGAAGACGTCCGCGCCCTGCCGGTACACGCGGACCTGTTCCCGCATGCGGGCCTCGGCCTCCGCCCGGCCGGCTGCCAGCGTGACATCGAGGGCGTTCACGACGGTGCCACCGAGAACGCCGACCGCCGGAACGGGCGCAGGGCTTCCTTGTGGTTCCTGGTCAGCGAGGCGCTGCCGATCGTTTCTGACGCGAACGTCCGCTGGTAGTCGTCGATGGAGACCTGACGCAGGTTCTCAGGGTTGGCCAGGTTCATCGTCGCCAAGTCCAGGACCACGTCGACGATGTCGTCCGGGACTTCCGAGAATCCGTGCGAGTAGGTCACCCGCACCTTGGGTGCCCACACGCCCTGCGCCCGGCTGTACGGCCAGCCCATCAGCCGTGTCGGAGCCTGCCACGGGTACCCGCGGGTCAGCTCGTTGCCGAGCCTCGAGTAGTCCCGGTCTTCGAGCGCCGTCCATTCGATGCCGCTGAAGTCGGCGACCTCGACCACCGTCAGCGGGTGGCCGCTGTCGACGACGAGCGGGTACTGCGGCAGGCGCAGCACCCGTTCCCCGCCCGGCAGGTCGATCGTGTCGCCGATGACGAACGTGATGTCCTGCCGGGTGTAGCGGCGCACCCGGGCCGAAGCGCGGCGGAGCGCCAACTCCAGCTGGGCATCGCTCCCTGTGGCGCCCGCGGCCTCGAGGTCGGCCGCTGTGGCGAGCGGTGGCAATGCCATAGCGGCCTCCCCTCAGTCCCCGACAGTCGGCGCGGGAGGCGCAACCGGCTCGGCGGGAGCGATCTTCTCCAGCTGCTTCACCAGCGTCGACCGCGGCTTGTCCTTCGCTGTCTCCGCGGCAAGAGCCTCCGCGGCCCGTTCCGGATCGTCGCCGACCCACGCCAGAACGTCGCCGGCGCTTGCTGTGATGTCCAGCTCGGCAGGCGGTCCCGGCGGGTCCGCGCTGTCCCCCAGCGGAGCGGCCAGCCCGGCGGCCAGCGACTCAGCGTCCTCATCGTCAGGCCTGACCAGTGCGCCCGCGTTGAGGAGATAGACGGCGGCGTCGGAGTCGATGACGTCGCCCTTGGCCACGTCCACTGGGACGTGGTTGTAGAAGAACCTGAATGCCTCTTTGGCGACGACGCGCACCTGAGACCTCCCTTACGTTGAGCCCGCCGGGGCCTCTCGGCCCCGGCGGGAGGATCGGTCAGGTCTCGGAGTGCTCCAGCACAACCGCGCGCTTGTAGAGGGCGGGATCGTTATTGGCCAGCGAGTCGGACGGCACCCCGTAGTCGCCCGTCCACGCCCATGTGGTTGCGACGACCTGCTGCAGACGGTCCTGCGGCGGGCGCACGATCCGGGCGACCTGCACGCCCGGCGCCACGTCGAGCATCGCGATCTCCGGAACGTCCGCCACGCCGGTTTCCTGGAGAAGACCGGCCTGGTCCTCGAACGGCGAGGCGACGAGTGCGCCGGCGCCAACCACGACCGGGCGGTGCACCGTAACCGCGGTGCCGCCAGTTGCCGGGTTGCCCGCAGCGATGGTGGGCACCTCGTTGTTGCGGACCCAGTCGAGTCCGCCGAATGTGCCGATCGACAGGTTGCGGTACACGTCGGAGTCGCCGCGGCCCTGGTAGAGCTGCTTGAACTCGGAGTCCGCGAACAGCTGGCTCTCGGTGTCCGGGTCGATGTGAGCGACATAGTTGCCGTTCACCGTCGGAACGTTCATCTTCCGCAGCCGGGTGACTGCGGCGCGGAACATGGCGAACGTGGCCAGGTTGCCTGCTGCCAGGTTGTAGGCGGTCGTCTGAGCGCCCGGCCGGATGGTCGTCGGGGCGTTCGCGGCGACAACCGAATCGCCGACCACGTCGGCGCGGGCCGTGCCGAGAGTCAGCGTCTTCGTGCCCACGTTCACGCCGGTCACGGTGTTAGCGACACCGGCGATGGAGACCGTGAGCGGGTTCGACGCGGACACCGCGACGGGCACGCCGTTGACGAGAACCTTGGTGAACCCGGTGACCGAGTCCACAATCATCGACGTGTCGGAGCTACCGGCCGTGGTCACCCAGGTCCGGCCGCCCGCGTATCCGCCGTAGAGCTTGTCGCGGGCGATCCGGTTCAGAGTCTGCCCTGCATGGATGCCGAGCGTCTGAACGTCTGCCAGGTACTTCGACGCCAGCATCATTCGGCTGTTCAGCAGGTTCGTGTCGATCGACTTACCGTACTGGTCCATCGTGACGGACCACTGCTCGACGCCGTAGGACCCGGTCGACGGGTCCGAACCGGTGATCGGGGTGGTGTCCGGCGCGATCAGACCCTTGCGGGTCATCGTCTTGGTGTCGCCAAGCCCGCCCTGCCACGGCTCCGGATCGGCGATCGCCGGGAAGATGAACTCGGGGCGCAGCGCCTCCTGAAACGTGCGGTCCAGAAGGCCGTTCTGCATCGCCGCCTGAATCGCGGCCGGCAGGGTGGACCGCACATCGTGGCGGTCGAGCCGGAACCACGGCTTGGCAGCCGTCTGTGTGGTCATGGATTACTCCTCGGTGATCGATACGGACACGAGGTCCGGGTACTGCAGGGCGTACTGCTCAAGGCCCAGCAGCGCGGTTTGAGTGATGGCTGTGATCGCCGCGCAGACGCGGCCGTCCACGGCGTGCTCCTCGTGTCCGGTCACCTCGATGGAGGTGCGCCCGTCGCCCAAACGGGCACGGATTCGGATCACGAGCGGGGGCGGAATCCCGGAGCGATCCGGGCGAGCTCCGCCCGGTACTCCTCGGGGCTGGCCGTGCGGAAATCCGTCACGGGCTGCGAGGGGCGTGCACCCTGGCCCGGGTCGGGCTTGGGCTGCTTCTTCTTCTCCGGCTCGGCGGCCGGGCGACGCAGGTGCGGCTTGCGCTCCAGCAGCGCTTCGAGATCGGCCGAGATCGCCTCGGTGTCGATCTCCCCGTCGTCGCTGGTGTACGCGGTCAGATCGAGGAAAGGGGCGGCGTCCTCAGGGTCAGCAAAGTCAGCTGCTGCGGCCTTCACTTCCGCGCGGACGGCCCGCGCAGTGGCCTTGGATGCTGCCTCGGCGGCGCGCTCGGCCTTCTCTGTAGCCTTGTCCAGGTCGGACTTGTCGCGGTCCTCGAACTCCGCCACCTTGCGGGCGAGTTCGTCAGCGCGCTTCTTCTCGGCGGCGGCCGCCTTCTTGGCCTCGGCGCGCTGGGCCTTCATGGCGTCGAGGGCCTTCTTGCCGGCGTCGCCAAGCTTGTCGGCGCCCTCCGGTTCGCCCTCAGGAGCTCCGTCCGGCTCCCCCTCGGGTTCGGCCGGGTCGGCCGAATCCGGATTGGCCGGCTCGGGGTCGTCGTGCCGGGTGAGCTGGAACCAGTCCGCGCTCTGGGCAGCGGAAAGCCAGCGGTTTCGCGTGTTCTGCATGGTGATGCGCTCCCGTTGCGGGATCAGTGACCGGGCCTTGCGCCAGGTCAGGTGGGATCGGCTACCCCATGTAGCCGAAGCGCCGGAGCATCGCGATCGCTTGATCGCGGGAGCCGGCGAGCTCGAAAATCTCCTCCGGCAGAAGCCGGGCGGTGGTCAGCGAGTACCTGCGGCCGATGTCAGCCCGGACGCGGCCCGCGGCAACGTCCCGGCGCCTCTCGGCCCGGTAGAACTCGCCGCGGCGCGAGGTGCCTTCCCGCGTCGCACGCAGCCCCGACGTCGTGGTGTACATGCCGCGGCGCGCGTTCACGATGGCGTTGATGTCACCGCCCTCGCGGATCGCACGGGCGCCATCCGCCGTGAACACCCTGTCCTGCTCGGCACGCGACAGGGTGTTGAAGTACGCCCGGGGGTCGAGGAATCCACGGCCGCCCTCACCCGGCCGTGTCGTCGGAGAGAACCGGCCAGAGCCGATCGACCCGCGGCCGGCCCGGTTCCGCGCGATCAGCGTGGTCGGTAGGTGGATGCAGTCGCACTTCGGATGCCGCTGAAATCCCTTGTTCCAGCCGTACTCCTTGCCCGCCAGGATCACGCACCGGGAACAGGCGGGAGGCTGCACGACTCGCACGTAGCCCTGGATGGTCCGGGCGCCCGTCATCGACGTTCCCACCGCTCCTCGGCCAGCCTGCGTGACTTCCGACGCCCCGATTCGCAGCGCCTGCCGCAGCCCAGCCATCAGCGCGTCGTCTACCGACTGGCCCGCCCCGATCCGCGTCTTCGACGTGATCAGCGGCAGGTACATCAGGGACTCGAGCGCCCGGCCGTCCGCCGCCACACCAGCGAAGCCCTCGGGCCGGACGCGGCCGGCCCGCTCCGGATCCGCGCCCTCGGCTTCTGCGACCGCGTCCACGTACTCGTCCGCGGCGGCCGCCGATGCCAGCTGGCCGGCGGTCAACGCTCGAATGACCCTCGGGCCGACCGAGCTGTTCCACGAGGCAGTGAAGTTGCGGCGGTCCAGCTGGGCCCACAGACGCTGAATCTCGTTCGCTGTGAGCCTCGCCCTGCGCGCCTGCGCCGCGTGGAAGGCCAGGCCAAGCTCCTCCGCGGTCCGGGGCGTCGGCACGTCAGCTCACCGGAACCGGCTCGGACGCGGCCTGCTCCGGCAGGATGAGTTCAGCGGGCGGTTTCGGGCCCGCCTCCAGGGCGGCCAGGTCGCCGCCCATGATGCGCTGCATTACGTCCTGGGCAGCCTGCTCGTCCTGCTCCTCCATGCGCTGGATCTGCGCCTGGGTGTAGCTCATATCCTCACGGGTCTGCCGCAAGGGCACGATCTTCGCCGTGAAGAGCTTCACCGCAGCGTCCGCCTTTTGCGCGATCGTCGGCGTCGAAGCGTCCCGCCAGATCGTCTCCAGCGAACGGGCCTCGGGGCTCCAATCGCCATCGACCAAGCGCCGAACCTTGCGGTTCACCCGCTCCCAGGTACCGCCGTCGCCACGCTGACGACGCTCTGCGCGCTTGACCAGGCGAGTTTCCGAGGAGCGGATGCCGTCGGCGGACGCGGGGTTGTCGGCCGCCTGGCCGAGGAAGTGCGGCGGCATGCCAGACAGGCTGGCCACCAGGACCGCCAAGGCGGTAAGCGTCTGGTGGAAGTTGGTCAGCAGGGCTTCGGGGAACTGGATGACGTCGGCACCGTCCTCCTTGCGGTTCTTCTCCGTCGCCCACATCCGGCCGATGATCCGGCTGAACGCCGAGACCTTCCGCCCATTCGCGTCGACGAAGTCCTCCTCGCCAAAGCCGAACGCGACGCGCCTCGGAGTGGCGTGGTACTCGGCGGACACCATCATGTCCGTGGCGATCTTGCACGCTGCGTCGGACAACGGAATGACGTCCGCGAGCTCGCTGACACCGTTTGAGTTCTTCAGCCGGGGACGGTTCGCAAGAACCTCGACCATGACCTCGCCGATTTCGTGATCGTCGCGGGCGTGGTCCTTGTCCTCGATCCACAGACCCTTTTCCTTTACCCACCAGGACGTCGAGTCCGGCAGGTACAGGGTTGCGTGCTCGACCTTGCCGTCCTCGTCGTCCACCGACCAACGCTTCACCGCGGCAATGACCTCGCGGGTCCGCGGATCGAACTCGGCGTACATGTCGAGCGCGCTCTCGACCGTGATCAGGGGGGTCTTGTCGTCCCCTTCACGGGTACCAATCACCACGTAGGCGCGACCCATGATCAGCGCGTCGAGATGCCCCTGCTGGGACTGGGTATCCATGTCGTTGGCCTGCCAGATCCGCCACAGCTCCTCGTCTGCGGTCGGCTCACCAGGGAAACGAAAGCCTTCGACGTCGAGCCGCTCCTCGAGGCTGTCTACGACCAGGCGCGGCCAGTTGATGACGACCTGGCGCACAGACTCCTGAAGCTCGGCCTGCAGCTCGGGAGCCATGTAGCTCAGCGGCTGCTTGCCCTCGTAGTAGTTGTCGAGCAGTTGCAGGCCGGGCTTCACCTTGTCGTGGCACCGGATCAGGTGAGTGAGCCATTGCACGTCGGTTCGTTCCACTGCGCACCCACCCTCATCGCATGATCAGCATCTTGGACTGCTTCTTGGGCTTGGCCTGGCCGGAGGCGACGGCGTCCGTGGCCGCCTCGTGGGCGAGGACAGAGCACACGAGCAGGTCGATCTTCTGGTGCACGCTGGCCTTTCTGAGCACGTACCGGTTCGCTGGCCTCGCAGCCTTGCGGGCGTTCCGCACGTGCAGGGACGTCGTCTCGCATCCGTCGTGCCGGAAGGTGCTGTCTGCCTTCACCACGTCGGTCAGCAGTTGCTCGCAAGCGGCGTGCATCTGCACCGCCCGGGTGGTGTGCCACTCGGTCACCCGCTTCTCGCCGTGCCGGGCCTGCCATGCGGCGACCTCGCTCGTCCAGTACGGCGGGTCCGCGTACATGCGGATCACGTCGTACCGGTCGAACATCTCAGCTACCGCGGCGTCGACTTCCAGGCGCGGCACCTGCCCCTCCCACTCGGCCGGATCCCACACCGTCGGTCGATGGTCCGGCCCGTACAACGGCGTGAACTGATAGCCGTCCAGCGTCTCGGCCCGCAGTCCGGTCCAGTCGTCGACGTCGGAGCCGTCAAATCCGAGGACGACGCGGGTGCCGTCCGGCACGTCCAGGACGTCCCTGCGGCCGTCCCACCGGTCCTGCTGAAGCCACGCACCCATACCGGCGACGATCCGGTTGCCGTAGAAGCGCTCAGCCTCGGCCGGCTCCTTCTCCATCAACTCGGCGGCCTCGCCCTCGATGGCGTCGAGGTCGATGTGCGTGGAGCCTTCGTAGACGTGCGCGTGGATCTTCCGCCGCTCAGCCTTGTTCGTGTAGGACAGGCCCTTGGGCGGGAGACGGTGAAAGCGGTAGACGTCGGTCTGCTTCGTCTCCGCAGTCTTCTGGGCCACCGAGTTCTCCGACGGATCCCAACCGTTCGTTGTCTCCAGCGAACGGCCCGACATGCCCGCCAGGCCGCGGCGTTGCGTGGTCGCGACCTTCGTCATCTTGTTGCCCTCGGTCCAGATCCCCGTCTCATCCTGGATCGCAAAGGTGATCGGGTTGCCCAGACGGGACTGAGCGCTCGAGGTCACGACGTCGATCCGGCCGTCGTTCGGCAGGCGGATGAACTGCTCGCCAACCTTCATCAGCTCGCCCAGCAGGCCGTTCCGGATCATCGCCTGAAGCGGACGGTAGACGTTGTCCGTCTGCTGCTCGCTCGTCGCGGTGATCTGGATCAGCGGTGTCGTCCAAGGGCGTCCCATCGGTTCACCGGGCTCGTACTCGTACACCCACCCGCAGCCACACCCGTACTTCCGGCAGTCGTACCGCTCACCGCCGGCCGACCAGCCGCCGAACAGTACCGGCCCCACCGCCTCGGCGGCGACGATGCCTGCAGTCCACGGGCCCTTGCCGGACTTCTGCGGTGCCACCACCTGGCCGCGTCGGTAATGGAACGCCGTCGACAGCTGCCCAAGCTCGGCTTTCGGCCGGACCCGGTAGAAGCTGGCCGTGGCCCGCAGCTGCCAGTCGTACATCTCAAACGGCTGCGGCGTCGTGACTAGCCCACCGACCGACTGGATCCGGCAATGCTGGGCAATCCAGTCCGGAACGACGAACAGCGTGGGGAAGCCCAGCGGCCAGGTACCGTCGTCAGCCGCTACCACCGGGCACCGCTCTCAGCCTGGCGCGCGCCGAGTTCGGGGCAGCTTTGGCCGTCCTCGTCGACTTCGCCGGGCGCTCTTCAACTTCGGCCTGGCGGTCGATGCGCCACCGGTTCGCGCGCATCCCTGGCGTTGACAGCCCAAGGGAATCGGACAGTTGCCGGACCAGCGTCGACAAGACCACCGGGGAGCCCGGAGCCTCAGCCTCGACAAGCCGACGAACGTACAGCGCCGCTTCGACGTCCTGCCCGTACCTCTCCCACATCAGGGCCTGGGGCTTGCACCACAGGTCATCCCACAGATCGGCTTCGCGGTCGGTCTGCGACGTCAGGGGCCAGTCAGGCGCTGCGCCCTGGCGGCCCTCGGCGGGCAGGATCGTCCACTCGCCGGCGTCCCGTTCGCGTCGTAGCGCGTTCGGATCGGGGGCCGGCCCCGACCGTGCGCGTGCACCACCCTTGGTCATCGCAGGACCCCGGTCGCCACCAGGGCAAGGCCCGTCACCTCACATGCCGAGAGGAAGACGACCACTGCGGCAGACCTGCCGGTCACGGGGCGCCGCGGCTTGCCAACTACGGCCACCGTGACCAGCGCACCGTGGGCGATGAGGGCAGCGAGAATCCAGCAAAACAGTTCCATGTTGATCACTCCAACTGGCCGCGTTGCGCGGCAAAAGCGCCGTCACATTGCGTGACAGCGGAGCATGATCATTGAGCAACAGGCCAAGATCACCGGAGGTTCTGAACCCGGCAGACCTGGCAGCCACC